GTTGTGGCAACAGCCTGCGGTACTTCCTACAAGTGCTGCATTACCGGGAGTTGCCCCTCTAAGTCCTATAGCTGTGACATACGTGGATGCAGCAGGAAACGACACAGGAATTCCGGCTGTAACTAATAATATTGCCACTGATACTTTGATTTATAATGCCAGACAAGCATTGCAAGACAGTGCGGATAGACCTCGGCCGGCTGTAACTAATAATATTGCCACTGATACTTTGATTTCTAATGCCAGACAAGCATTGCAAGACAGTGCGGATAGACCTCGGCCAGCAGGTAGTTATTTAGATTTGAATCGCCAAGCACCTATTGAAACTTTTAGACAAGAAGGATTTGGAGCAGGTATACGCAGAGTAGTTAGCGATCTCTCGGCACCTCGTCGAACAGGAAAATAGGTAAATACGGTATGAGTAGCTTAGAAAAAAATCTATACAAGAACTTAAAAATACAATCTCTCAAAAGAGAAGCACCTCCTGTAACTCAAGGAACTTATCGTGGCATCAGCACAGTAAACCCCGACAGCAAAGAATTTAAACTGTATGATCTTGCACTGATCAAACAAGACATTGTAAATCATTTTCATATACGACTAGGCGAAAAATTAGAAAACCCAGGATTTGGAACAATCATATGGGATGTATTGTACGATCCGTTGACTGATAATCTCAAAGATGTTATTGTTCAAAATGTAACACAGATTATTACTGTACACGAACCGCGTGTAAGAGTTAATAACGTTTCAGTTAGTAGTTACGAAAGTGGCATACAAATTGAATGCGATTTAACTTATCTAGAATACAGCATCAGCGAAAAGCTACAGTTTAATTTTGACCAAAAAAACGGCTTGATTTAATATACGCACTTTTTAAATATGATAAATATTAGATAAACTGAGGAAGTGCGCATGTCATCTACTGATAGACAAAATAGACTGTTATTAGCTGAAGATTGGAAAACAATCTATCAGAGTTTTAAGTATGCAGATTTCAAAAGCTACGATTTTGACAATCTTCGTCGTACAATGATCGAGTATCTGCGTACCAATTACCCAGAAGATTTCAATGACTATATTGAGTCAAGCGAATATCTTGCGCTAATTGATATGATTGCATTTCTTGGACAAAATATTAGTTTTCGTATTGATTTAAATGCAAGAGAAAATTTTCTTGAATTAGCAGAGCGCAGAGAAAGCGTTCTTCGTCTTGCTCGGTTGGTATCTTATAATGTTACAAGAAATCAAGCTGCAAACGGATTGTTAAAGTTTACTGGTGTAAAAACAACAGAACAAATTATAGACAGCAATGGCGTTAATTTAGCCAACAGAAATATCACATGGAATGACACTACTAATTCGGATTGGTTTGAGCAATTTACTAAAATTTTAAATGCAAGTCTTCCTATAAACAATCGGATAGGACGCCCTATTAAATTAGAAAATGTAGATGGTATTGCAACTGAACAATACAGACTAAACAACTTAACTGATAAAAGTAGTATTTTTACATTCACAAAACCAATAAACAGTAAAACATTAAATTTTGAAATTGTCAGCACTGGTATCAGCGCCGGCGATATTGTTGAAGAAGCACCGTTGCCAGGTAGTCAATTTGGATTCATTTACAGAGACAACGGCCAGGGCGCTGGCAGTTCTAACACTGGATTCTTTGCACACTTTAGACAAGGCAATATTCAAAAAGGTGACTTTATTGTCGATTCTCCAGTGCCAAATCAAAAAATTGAAATCAATATATCAGACATAAACAACAGTGATGTTTGGTTATACAAACTCAATTCAGATAATATTGAAGAGGAATTGTGGACAAAGGTTGACAGTGTTGAAGGTAACAATATTGTTTATAACAGTATCAGCAAAAACATTAGAAATATTTACAGTGTATTAACAAGAACACAAGACAGAATTAGTTTAATTTTTAGTGATGGAATATTTGGCGAATTGCCAAAGGGGTCGTTTAGAGTTTATTACCGAACAAGTGCTAATGCTGATTATACTATAACTCCTGCAAGTATGCAAGGAATAAGTGTGCGTGTGCCTTATCTAAGTAAAGTCGGCAAAACAGAAACACTTACAATAAGTATGGATTTAAAAACTCCAGTTGACAATGCCAGTGCAACCGAATCAACAGATAGTATTAAAACAAATGCTCCTAGTACATATTATACTCAAAATAGACTTATTACAGCCGAAGATTATAATTTAGGTCCACTAGGTATTAGCCAAGAAATTATCAAAACAAAAAGTGTCAATAGAACAGCTAGCGGAATTAGTAGATATTACGATATTTTAGATGCTACTGGAAAATACAGTAAAACAAATATATTTGGAACCGACGGCGTAATATATAAGGAATACTTGAATAAACTAACAAATTTTAAGTTTATTACAAGAACTGATATTTCAAAAACTATTTTCAATACAATCATTCCGTTGTTAGAAAATATCGGTACAAAGAACTTTTATCTAAACGAATATCCAAATCAAGATTATTCTGAACTTAATTTACGTTGGGAACAATCAACCTCGGACACTAACAGGAGTACTGGTAGAGTATATGATGAAAATAATATCTATTATACAGTAGGTAGCTTTACAGAAGGTCCTTTGCGATTCTTAGAAACTGGTGCCTTGGTTAAGTTTATAGCTCCTGCAGGATATGCATTTTTAAACGATCGTCTAGTGTTGTCATCTGGCGTTAAGGGAGAAACAAGCTACCTGTGGACCAAGGTAATTAGTACAGTTGGCACAGGCCAAGAACTAAACACAGACGGGTCTGGTCCAATAACATTCAATGATATTATTCCTTCTAATTCTATTTTACAATTTATTAAGCCTAGATTTGTTAGAGATTTAATATCAGATGTACAAACTCAAATCATTGACAATGTATTTGCTTATAGAAGTTTTGGGTTACGTTATGATAGAGAACTAAGACAGTGGAATATTATTCTGCAAGAAGATCTTGATGTAAATTCTAATTTTAGTTTAGGATTAGCAGGAGACACGTCAGGACAGCAGATTGATAGCAGTTGGTTATTGTTATTTGAAACTGACGGCGTATCCTACAATATTACACACAGAACATTACGTTATGTGTTTGAAAGTGATGCAGAAGTTAGATTTTATTTTGATGGTAGTAAAAAAATATATGATAGCAAAACAGGTGAAATTGTAAAAGATAAACTTCGTGTTTTAAATATCAACAACAATATTAATGCCGGACAAGGAACAAGTCCATTTACAGTTGACTTTGATTGGGAAATTTCTAAAGAGTACAGAGATGCAGGCGGCTACGTTGACAGTAAAAAAGTTGAAGTAACATTCTACGATAATGACGACGACGGTATTATAGATAACCCAGATTTGTTTAATGAAATAGTAGATAATACAAATTACATTTTTACTAAAAAATCTGTAATAAACAATAACGAATTTTATGTTTACGTCAACCACGAGGTTGAGAATATACAAACTATTAATGTTAGCGAATCACCAAATCTGTTAGCAGAAAATAATCCTATATTTTATTTTGTAGCAGATGATGTATTTAAAAAACTTGATAGTTCTAATAGATCATTAACCGAAGTATACAATTATAATGCTTATATTGGAAGAGACAAAATCAAATTCCAATATGTACATGCTGCTGATGAAAATTCTCGTATTGATCCTAGCAGTACAAATATTATTGACACATACATTTTAACAAAGTCGTACGACACTAATTTTAGACAGTTTATTAACAACATAGTGGCAACAAGACCATTACCGCCAAGCAGCGATCAGCTATATAAAGCATATGGTGCAGAAATTAATAAAGTAAAAAGTATTAGTGATGAAGTAATTTATCATCCAGTAAAATATAAAACATTATTCGGAAGTAATAGCGATTTAGATTTACAAGCAGTGTTTAAAATAGTTAAAAACGAAAACAGAGTAGTCAGTGACAATGAGATTAAATCAAAAGTGATAACAGCAATCAATGAATATTTTGCATTAGATAATTGGGACTTTGGAGAAACGTTTTATTTTAGCGAATTGTCTTCGTATATTATGAAACAATTAGCACCTGATGTTGTTAGTATTGTCATAGTGCCAAGAGATGCAAGTCAAAATTTTGGTAGTCTATTTGAAGTAAAAAGTGAAAATGACGAAATTTTTATTAGCAGTGCAACAGTAGATGATATCGAACTTATAACGGCAAACACACAAGAAAGATTAAGAGCCGCAGGCGCAATTGTTACTACAGCATTTAGTAACAACGCAGGAATTCAAAGCTCAACAACTAGTAGTTCAACTACAACCGGAGGAATTATTTACTAATGGCATATGATAAAGATCAAAATGAATCTGCCCTACCTGTTAACGGCACTGGAGATATCAGTGCTTCAAATTTCCTTCCAAAGTATTTTAGAACAGACACCAATAAAAAATTTATAAATTCAACTATCGATCAGATGATTAAGCCTGGTGTTGTTGAAAAAATAAACAGTTTTGCTGGCCGAAGATACGCTAGAGCTACAACAGCAGCAGACAGCTTTTTATCAGATGTTTCTGCATCGAGAGAAAACTATCAGTTTGAGCCTGTAATGGTTTACAAAGATAATTTAAACAATGTTGAATTTTACAAAGATTACAACGATTACTTAGGGCAATTAACCAGCTTTAAAGGATCCACTAGCAATCACAGTGTATTAAACAGTCAAGAATTTTATGCATGGAACCCACATATAAACTGGGACAAGTTTGCAAACTTTCGCGAATATTATTGGTTACCAATGGGACCTGATCCAGTTGCTATTTTTGGACAAGCAAAAACTATTGTTAGTACATACACTGTTGGTCTTGAATTTGATGCAGACAACTATGCTTATGTGTTTACACCAAACGGATTTACAAGAAATCCAACAGTAAAACTCTACAAAGGACAAACTTATCGTTTTGAAATCGACACCCCCGGTCACCCTTTTGCGTTAACACTTAACAGAGTATTCAACGACCAGGATCCGTATCTCGAATACAATCCTGCAAATTTTAGCACATTGTATAAAAAAGGTGTTGTAAAATACGAATACAATGCCGAAGGTAAATTAGTTGAAACAACTGCTAATTATATCGAAAAAGGCGTAATAGAATTTGTAGTGCCAGACGACGTTCCTAGCACTCTTTATTATCTCAGTGAAAATTCAATTGATACCAGCGGCGCAATTGCTACATACGAAATCACAGAAGCATCCTCGATTGATGTTGAGAAAGATTTTTTAGGTAAAAAAACCTATAAGTCGTCAACTGGTGCACAGATTAGCAACGGAATGAAAATATATTTTCAAGGGGTAGTATCTCCTGAGAAATACAAAACTGGTTACTGGTACGTAGAAGGTGTAGGAAGTGCAATTAAATTGGTTGCAGAAAAAGACTTAGAAGTTCCTGCAATATTTACAAGTGAATTTAATATTCCGTTTGACAACTACGGGTTTGATCGTTATCCGTTTGAGGATGCCACTAGTTTTCCTGGAATAAAAGATTATATTGTAATCAATCGTAGCAGTGCTGATCGAAATCCGTGGACACGTTATAATCGTTGGTTTCACAAAGATGTAGTAGAAGCAAGTGCAATAGCAAATGGTCTTGAAGTAACGCTTGATCAGGATGCAAGAGCAAAGCGTCCTATTATTGAGTTTGATGCAGGGTTGAAACTATTTCAGCACGGCGCAAAAGCAAAACAAAATATTGACTTAGTTGATACATTTACAACTGACGTGTTTAGTACAATCGAAGGCAGCTTAGGATATAATGTAGACGGAATTGACTTAGTAGACGGGATGAGAGTGTTATTCACAGCCGATCCTGATATATTAGTTAATGGTAAAATATACGTAGTTAATTTTATTACACACAATGCTCGTAGACAAATTGCATTAGTCGAAGCAGTAGATACTATTCCTACAGTAGACGAAGCTGTTCTTGTTTTAAAAGGAAACAACTATTCGGGTAATATGTTTTATTACAATGGAAATTCTTGGAAGGCTTCACAGGACAAAACAACAGTAAATCAATTTCCCTTGTTTGACTTGTTTGACAAAAACGGATTCAGTTACACTGACGAAATTTATTATCCAGCAAGCAGTTTCAAAGGAAATAAAATATTCAACTATAAAGTTGGAAATGGCACAGTAGATACGGAATTAGGATTTGCATTAAGTTACCGTAATATTGCTAACGTAGGTGATATTGTATTTGATTTTAATCTTTTAACTGATAGCTTTAATTATCAATCCGACATGGACATAGAAATTGATATTAATACCGATACTGCCTTTGTAAAAAAGTTTGACAATACTGGCGAAAACTTTTCTTATGAAAATGGTTGGAAAAAAGCAGTTGCTAAAAGTACTCAAGGTGTGATTAGAAATCGTACCCTTAATACACAACTGAATAATTTTCCAATTGATGTGTATAATAAAAGTGGTAACTTAACTGATCTAGTTATTAAAGTATGGGTAAACAGTGCAAGAAAATATGAAACAATTGATTACTCGATTTCGAGAATTAATGGTATTGCATATGTAGATTTTAATACTTCGTTAAATGTCGATGATATATTGTTGATCAAGACATTTAGCAGTGCAAATAAAAATGCAAACGGGTTTTATGAAATTCCAATTAACCTTGAAAAGAATCCTCTTAACAACAACATCACAGAAGTTACTCTTGGTGAAGTAAACGATCATATTGACAGTATAACAGACGACCATCCTGAATTTGTAGGAGTGTTTCCTGGTACCAGCAATTTAAGAGACGTTAGCAATCTCACTGCATACGGAAAACGTTTTGTACAACACAGCGGGCCATTCAATCTATCGTTGTATAATTTAACAGATAAAAATGCAAACATAGTAAAGTCGTTGAAATTTGCTAGAAAAGAGTATGCAAAATTTAAAAGACAATTTGTTTACGAAGCAAACAAGACCGGATTTCACGGCAGTGCTAAAGATCACGTTGATTTAATTTTAAGCACTCTTGCAGAATCTAAAACTTCGTATCGTCCATTTTATTTTAGTGATATGGTAGGTGTGGGTGCAGAAACAAAAACAATCCACACAGTTGAATACAACGGTCCTGCTTATTTTGCATTGAGTAAATCGTTTAATTTAACTACATTATCAAACAAATCAGTGACAGTTTATTTGAACAGTATACAGTTACTACACAAAAAAGACTATGTGTTCACTGACAATTTTGTATATGTTTTACAAGATCTGCAAGACGGCGATATTGTTGAAGTATACGAATATGAAAGTACCAATGGTTCTTATATTCCTCCTACTCCTACAAAGTTAGGGTTGTATCCACTGTTTGAACCTATGTTAATTCTAGACAACACTTACATTGAAACTACATCTATGATTCAAGGACATGACGGTAGCTTGGTAAAAGCATACGGCGATTATAGAGACGAACTTATACTTGAATTAGAAATGAGAATCTACAACAATATTAAGTGTCAGTACTCTGCAGACAAAATTGACATATTTGATTTTGTATCAGGAATTGATAGAAATACTGGATTTACTAAACATAGTATTGACAATATATTATTAGCTGATTTTGCACAGTGGTTAGAAATTGCCGGCTCGCCTGATTACAGCAGCAATATTTCGTGGAACGACCTCAACGGGTTTACATATAATTATTCCGAAATGGGAGACAAAGCAGGAAATCCGTTACCGGGAACATGGAGAGCTATCTATAAAAAATATTTTGATACAGATCGTCCTCACACACATCCGTGGGAAATGCTAGGATTCACTATCAAGCCAACATGGTGGACTGACACCTACGGTCCTGCTCCTTATACTAAGGACAATACAATACTTTGGGCAGATCTTGCACAAGGAATAATCAAGGAACCCGGGAAGCCGCTTATAAGAAATAACAAGTTCAAGCGTGTTGGCCTGTTGTCTAATATTCCAGTAGACGAATATGGCAGACTGTTAAGTCCGGTAGATTGTGGTTTAGCCCAAGATTATTCTTTGGTACCAACTAAAAATAACTTTAAGTTTGGCGACGAATCACCTGTAGAAACAGCGTGGAGGCGCAGTAGCGAATATCCATTTAGTTTGATTACTGCTTGGACTATATTGCAGCCGACTCATATTTTTGGCTTAGGGTTTGATTGTTCGAGAATTGAGCGAGACATAGTTGGAAATTTAATTTATACTCCTACTGCAAAAAGATTGCGTCTCGAAGACTTGGTGTTTCCAACTATTAGTACTGACAATGCTTTGATTTTGACTAGTGGATTGGTTAATTATATTGCTGATTATATGGTTAACAAAGTAACAACTAGATACGATACTTATCAAACTCAGATAAAAAATAGTGTTAACCAACTAGCAGTTAAGCTAGGAGGATTTGCTGATAAAAATAAATTAAAATTGGTACTTGATAGTAGAAGTCCGTTGAACAAAACCAGCGTGTTTGTTCCTGATGAAAATTATCAAATCTTCTTTAATGTAAGCAGTCCTTTGGAAACTCCGGTATTCAGCGGCATTATGATCGAAAAAAGTCAAACTGGTTACATTGTAACAGGATATGATAAAGAAGATCCAGTGTTTAATTACAATGCACCAATTGCTAGACAAAGAGATAGCGCAATTACAGTTGGCGGCGTCAGCGAATCTTATGTAAACTGGACAGGTAATACTCAATATGTTGCTGGTAATGTTGTATTCAATAATGGAAAGTATTTTAGAACTATTATTACACACATCAGCGGAGTTGAATTTGATGTCACTAAGTTTGCAGTGCTTCCTAGTTTGCCTGTGGTCGGCGGCATAACTACTTTGCTTAGAAAAGACTTTGCGCCAACTGTGAGTTCGCTGCCATACGGTACGGTGCTTGCTTCAGTACAAGAAGTTACAAATTTTATGCTCGGGTACGAGCACTATTTGATAAATCAAGGGTTTGATTTTAGCTTTTACAACAGAGACACCGAAGCTCTTGAAGATATGAAACTTTGTTTAAAAGAGTTTATGTTTTGGGTAACTCAAAATTGGGACATTGGAACAGTTTTAACTATTAGTCCAGCAGCCAATCAACTTAAATTTTCTAGAGATTATTATATTGTTGATGACATATTTGATGGCTTTTACGATGTGAATATACTTAGCGGGTCTGGTACAAGAATTAATTCTGAGTTTAGTAATATTTTTAGAAGCAACCAAAACGAGTTTGGCATCAAGCCTCAGAATACCAATGACGGTATATACCTTGCTAAATTACCTCTAGTACAAAAAGAACATGTTATCTTAATTGACAACAACACTGTTTTTAATGATACTATCTACGATGTTGCTCCTGGTTATAGACAAGAGCGTATAAAACTAGTCGGCTATCGTACTGATGAATGGACTGGAGGATTGTACATTCCCGGGTTCTTTTACGATGATGCAAAAGTAACCGAGTGGAGTGTATGGAAAGATTATGCAATTGGAGATGTTGTAAAATACAAAGAGTTTTACTATGCAGCCAACAAAAAACATTCTAGTACAGATATTTTTGATTCTAGTTTTTGGAATATATTAAATGAAAAGCCCGTTGCTAGATTATACCCTAACTGGGATTATAAAGTAAATCAGTTTGCAGATTTTTACGATCTTGATACTGATAATTTTGATACAGAACAGCAGCGTCTAGGTCAGCATTTAATCGGATATCAAAAACGTAATTACCTTCAAAACATTATCACAGATAGTGTAAGTCAATATAAGTTTTATCAAGGATTTATACAGGACAAAGGCACATTAAATAGTTTAACAAAGCTGTTTGATGCACTTAGTAATGCAGACAAGGATAGTTTAGAATTTTATGAAGAATGGGGAATTCGTGTAGGACAATATGGTTCGGTTGAAAATACGTATGAAGTAGAGTACGAGTTAGATGAAACAAAATTTAATTTAGAACCTCAACTGTTTGAATTGACAAATTCAATTAGTAATACTCGAACCGATTTAGTTTATGAAATTACACCGCAAGCAGCAATAATAAAGCCAACAGATTATACCCATTCAATTTTTATTGAAAAGGCAGATACCTCTGTTATCGGTTTTGACAGCGGATATGTACGTGAAAATGATGTAAATTTTGTTTCAATTGTCAAAGAACAATTAACATTATTGCCAATTGAAAGTGTTTCTGTAGGAGACTTTGTTTGGATATTAAGAGAAGATCGAGACTGGAATGTATATAGAAATGTAGCAGTTGAAAATTCTGTCATTAATATTATTCCTTTGTTGCCAGATGATAGAGAAATTGATTTTGAACCAACCGACCCTAACACAGGGTTTACAGTATATTTTGAAAATAATGTTACTGATTTTGTTGCTGATGATATTATCGGAATTCGTTCTAATTATACAGGAATCAATGGATTTTTCAAAGTTAAAGAAGTATTCTTAAATCAAGTTGTTATATTAACTGCTACTACTATCAGTGAAGAAGAGTACAACGACAGTAGCGTCGGCGGAATTAGCAAGTTTGTTAAACGACGCTTTGTTAATGCAAATGACTTAAATTTAAATATTCAAAACATAATTGAAAATCTCGACGATAAAGTATGGATTGATAACAAAGGCGATGGAAACTTTGGTGTCTATTCAAATGAAAAAATATTTACACTGCAAGAAGAAACGTTAAACCCAACAGGCGACGGCGACGGCTTTGCATCAAGTTTTGATGTTAATAAATTTAATACTACTATGGTAGTAAACTCTATTGACAACTTTTTATTCGGTAGAGACGAATCCGTTCGAGTGCTCAAGCGTAACTCAGAAAGTTTTACAAAAGATTTATCTCAAGTTCTCATTCCTGACAATACTATTGATAAAGATTCGTTATTTGGTTTTGACGTAGCTATTAGTGCAGATTCTGTTTATATTGCAGTGGGTACACCTAATGCTAGTAACGCATTAACAAAATTTGTTGGCGAATTGACACCAACTGGTACATATGCAGCAGGCGATATTGTTAGTGATCGCGGAACTTTGTGGCGTGCTAAAATTGCTGTAAACGGCGACAACAGTACAATTACAAATTTAACACAAGATTGGGAGCCTGTCTATCTATTAGAAACTGATAGTGCTGGAAATTCTAGTGGGTTAACCAATCAGGGTGTGGTATATCTTTATAAAATAAATCCAATAACAAATAACTATAATTTAGAACATGTTATAATGAGTCCAATTCCGACTGCCGAAGAGCGTTTTGGATACAAAGTTGAACTAAGACAAACCTCGTATGGTACTACTAAATTATTTGTCGGCGCCCCGGGCGAAGCTGGAATCGATCAAGGTAAAATTTATTTCTTCGAAACTGACACAAGCTCGGCATGGAGCAACACCAAAGATAGAAATTACAAAGGCGAATGGTCTAGTAGTGTAACATATAACGACAACGAGATTGTGTTTCTTAACGGAAATCTCTATCGAGCAACAACCAATGGCGTTACTGAAAATCCTACAGTTAGCTTAAAATGGACACCCATTGATTCGGTTGAATATACAGGATATATTCCACATGATTTGTACCTTGCTTCGGACAAAGACGATTCCACTGTTTACAATCTTTCGACTAATATTGGTATAAAATTTGATGTTAACGATTTTGGCGATATTATTTCAATTGCAGCTTCTGCTGATTATGGGCTATTAGCACAGAATACAACAATTAAAACAGAACGAGTTTCAATTTTTGAAAACCAATCGGGTCGTTGGTCGTTCCTTCAGTATGTTGATGCTGACGATAGTGTCGACGGATTTGGGTATGTTATTTCTCTTAACAATACCGGTAACAAACTTGCTATTGCTGCACCATTAAATGATAATAGAGGAATAGACCAAGGAGTTGTATACATTTATGAAAAAACAACCTCAAACAACATTTCTTCGTACAATTTGGTACAAACATTACAAAGTCCTTTTGCAGAAGAAAACGAAGCATTTGGTACTGGAATTAGTTTTAGCAACAGCAAACTAGCAATCAGCGGCAAGAATACAGACAAGAGAGTAGCCACTACTTTTGATCGATATTCTCAACCAGAATTTGTAATGATTACAAGAGATGGATTTAGTAATCCAATTTATTCACGATATGTACTAGACGAAACAAGTAAAGAAAATACATTTAAGACAACATATGATGGCAACAACACACAGTTTATTACAGTTACTAAAGACACTGGAAGAATTGCAATCTTCCAAGAAATAGGTAATTCTTTTGTATTCGGCGAAGATCTTTCTTATAATAGAAATACTAAGTTTAACGATATTTCAAACTTTAAATTAAATAATAATCATGTGTACATAGGGTTTCCTAAAATAAATCCAGCAGACGATGCAGACACTATTTTACAAAGTGGCTACATTAGTTCAGAGGACAGTTCGTTGGGTATGTTAGTTGACATGAGAGCCCCTATAAACAAAAATAGTTGGGAACTAGTAACTGCACAATCAGGAAAAGTTAATTTAAATAAAATTTCTAGAGTATTCTTGTACAGCAAAGAAACTAACGATATTATTGCTAATCTCGATGTTGTTGATCCACGACAAGGAAAAATACCAGGCGCAGCAGAACAAGAAATTTCATTTAAAACATTTTATGATCCTGCAATTTATAGTTCAAACGACAATGATAGATTTGGTATAACTGTTGATGTAAATTCGAATTGGACAAACAGTTATGTAGGAAAGCTATGGTGGGCAATTGACAGTGCAACATGGATAAACCCTTATCAAGACAATATACATTACAGAGCAGCCAATTGGAATTCCTTGGCTGATTCTGGCAGTATTGAAATTTACGAATGGGTCAAAACTACGTTAACACCGTCGCAGTGGCGCAACCAAGCCGACACCAATGAAGGATTTGTCAAAGGCATTAGCGGAACTCCAAAGTACAACGATACAATTTATAGCTCTTCAACTGATATTGATACCATCAGTGGCAGGACAACTACTTATTATTATTATTGGGTAAGGAACAATAGAGTTGTTCCTACAAATATCAAAAGACGTTTGAGTTCGTATGATATAGAGCAATTAATTAGAAATCCTGCTGCTAGCGGATATAGATATCTAGCACCACTCGACACAAATAAATTTGCTCTATATAATATTCAAAGTCTAATAAGTGGCACCGATACCGTGTTACATATTGAGTTTGAAAGAAACGAAACCCTAGAAACCAATATACACAGAGAATATCAGTTATTAACCGAGGGGCTAGACGTATCTAAACCAAACTCAGAAATCGAACAAAAATGGTATGATAGCTTGGTTGGGTATGATTTGTCTAATAATCCTGTTCCGGATACTGGTCTATCACCTAAACAAAAATATGGTATATTGAATAATCCAAGACAGAGTATGTTTGTTAATAGACTTGAAGCAGTTAAGCAGTTTGTTGAACGAGTCAACGATGTACTGATTAAAAATCAAATAGTAGACAATTTTGTAATTGACCAACTTATGTTAAAGGACGAACCTCCAATTATTACCAGCGGAAATTATGATTCGATTGTAGACACCGTTGATGATTTACGTTTTGTTGGAGTGGCAAAATCAAAACAAGCAACACTGACTCCGGTTATTGAAAACGGAAAAATTATTAGTGTCACTATTGAGGATCCAGGAAGAAGTTATAAAGTTCCGCCAAGTATTGTTATAAACACCGATACTGGATCTGGAGCAATATTACAAACAGAAATCAACAATCTCGGTCATGTTACTAATGTAATTGTAAAAAATCAAGGTAAAAAATACAGTAGCGACACAACATTGTTTGTACGTAAATTTAGTGTATTAGTAAACAGTGACTCAGAAATTAATGGTCGCTGGGCAATATACAATTGGAACGTGGCATCTCAGGTTTGGGAAAGAAATGATAATCAGTCATTTAACACAACAAATTATTGGAATTATAAAGACTGGTATGCAACAGGCTATAGTGAATTAACTGCAATTACTCATATTGTAGATCAAAGTTATGAACTTTTTGCATTAAACGATTCAATTGGTGATATTGTAAAAATCACCACAATTGGAACTGGCGGTTGGCTGTTACTTGAAAAAATCAATAACCAACCAGTTGAGGATTATACAATAAATTACAAAACCATTGGCCGACAAAACGGTACAATACAGTTAGCAACTAGGCTTTATGATTATGCAACAGTTACAAGTGGATATGATGCATTAATTTATGATGCTGCGTTTTACGATAGAGAACCAGTAACAGAATTAAGAAATATTTTAGCTGCACTAAGAGATGATATATTTGTAGGCGATTTAGCAGTAGAATACAATAATACATTTTTTGCAAGTGTGCGTTATGCATTTAGCGAACAATCAAATATTGACTGGGCATTTAAAACCAGTTTTATTCGAGCAAAGCACAACCTTGGCACTCTTGCACAAAAAATTACATTCCAAAACGACAACTTGGAAAACTACGAAGATTATGTTAACGAAGTCAAGCCATTTAGTTCAAAAATTAGAGAATACATCAGTTCTTACAACCAGCTTGAATCGACTGCAAGCTTAACAACTGACTTCGATGTACCGCCTAGTTACAATGTTGTAACTAAAGAAATTGAAACAATTGCTGCAAAACAAAACCAGAATGCAATAACCGATATTGTTGAAAAATACATGGCTTATCCTTACAAGAGCTGGGTTGACAACAACGGATATGACGTAGTTGAAATACGTGTTGCAGACAGCGGCTCTGGATATAAAGAAACACCAATTGTAACAATCTCCGAAAATAACGGCACAACGGCCAAGGCATATCTAAGCCGAGGCAAAGTTTCTACTATAGAACTTACAAATAAAGGTGGCAAGGTTTATAAAGCACCAACTGTTACTATCGACGGCACATTAGAAGAAGGTGGAACTCCGGCTAAAGCAGTTGCAATACTTGGCAATGGCGTCGTAAGAAAAGCACACTTGATTATCAAATTTGATAGAATCAAAGGTACATATTTGTTAACTGATTTAAATGTTACTGAAACATTTACAGGTACTGGCGCAAAAGAAATATTCAATCTCAAATGGCCAATGAATATTAAAACTGATAGTTTTGTTGTTTATGTAGATAATAAAATTCAATTGAGTAGTGCATTTGCTGTATCTAATGTATCTGATACAACTAAGAGCTATGATAGATATTTAGGAAAAGTTGAGTTTGTTAACGCACCAGCGCTGAACAGTGTGATAACTATTAGCTATAAAAAAGATGTTGTGATGCTAGACGCAGCAGATAGAATTTATTCATTTTACAACTCAACTGCCGGTATGCCAGGCAAAGACTTAGCACAGTTAATGGACGGTGTAGAGTACAGTGGTTCAATTTATGAAAGTATAGATTTTGGCAATATTCAAGGATGGGATCCAGATCCACAATTTGGACAGGGATTTGGTTCTACTCCGTGGGATACTTTTGACAATACATATGAAGACGAAATATTTGTGCTTGACGGCAGTACTAGTATATTCGAGCTTGCTGGTCCGTTAGAAACTGAAGTTGAGTATAATTTCTATCTAAATAATGTTCGCCTCGACGACATTAATTATAGCGGTAGTGGTGCTGTTACTAACCCTAATGCAGTAATGCAAACAATAATCGGCGACGGCATAACAACCACAGTTGAAATAGATACATCATTAATTCCAACTAGTGCAAATGATATTGTTGTGATTAGAAAATCTACCAGCGACGGCAGTTTCACTCCTACTGAGAATAGCTATGACACTGCTCTAAGCAGTGGTAATCTAACATACTCAACTGCTACTGGATTAACAAGCGAAGATATAACAGTAGACGGCGACGGCCTTGTTACAGAAACAACCAGCAAAGGACCAGAGGAACTAGTACCAGGACAGCTAATGGACACATTGGATATTAGAGTGTATCATAGACCTAGCGACGGTGTTGGTATTATCGGGGTTGCAAGTTACAAGATCGACGGCACCACATCGGAATTTGCATTGCCTCAAATTCCGCAAACAGGCGATAGTGTTATTGTTAAACTGGACGGTGTTATTTTAGATTCGTTGCTTTATTCAATAAATTGGAATGCTCAAACACTAACTCTAGACGATAGTACTATTGGGGATAATCTAACAATTACAACCATAGGCACCAATGGTGTTGATATCATTGACACTGATACAATTGTGTATGATGGTAGCACTATAGCATACGACACCGCAGCAGTTTACAGCGAAGAACTTTCGTCAATTATGACAATAAATGGAGTTGTTGCACTTCCTGATGTAGATTATACACTTACTGAAAATGCTACGGGTCGTGTACAAGTTACTATAATCAATAACAATGTTACTGAAAATGACTTAATTCAGTACACTATTTACGATTCACTATTGCAAACTTACAGCAGAATGCAAATTGATAATACATTTGAATCAAACGGTGAAAATAATTATCACAAGTTCAATGTAGACGGTCCTATTCCTTTTAATGCAAGACCGTTCTCTCACAACATATTGGTTAAGAGCAACAATCGAATTTTAAATCCGGGATATAGTATTTCGTATACTGCAACAACAGAACGCGATTACGATATTGAATCTTGGCAGTTTGCAGGCCCTTCTTATATTCCGTCGGCAGAAGTTATTGTATATTCAGATGGTGTTAGACTCACAAAAGAACAAGTAACATATGATCCTGTAAACAGTAGAATTCGTATATTAAGAAATGACATTGCAACAATCGGAAGCAAATTGGATATTTTTGTTATCTCCGACGCCGATTATTATTTTGTAGATACACAAATTGATTTTGAGAGTGTCGATAGCAGTGTAATTGACATCGAAGGATTTGCAACAGTAGGGGCAGAACTTAGAATGACATCAACTGACGACAATGAAGTTTATATTGGTATTGTAAAATCAGTCATTGGTAACAGCGTTGTTATCGAAACTTACAGACCTGATATTAGAAATGCATTTATAAAAGATCCTGAATTTGTGGTTGATATTGCAGATAATGATAGTACACAGGTAAAAATTACTGATGTATTTTATGTTGAAAGCGACAGTTTAACATTTGCCGTGCCGCCAAGCAGTGGTGAAAACATCGAAATTTACACATTTAGTAATCATGATATTAATAATTTTTCTCGTATGACCTACGACGTACTTTCAAAAACTACAGTAGCCGAAGGTACAGACGAATATGTTAAGAGAAACTTGCTAACACGAGGAATATTGCAATTAAGAAAGCCTGTTTACGGAACTCCATATGCATGGGTAGCAATAAACGGAATTCTATTAACACCGTATGTAGATTATACAGTTGTTGATTCTCTCGATGCCGTGCAATTAAAAGTTGTTCCGTCCGAAAATGATAGAATTGATGTATTACAATTTGGTACTGCACCGTCAACTCCGAAATACGGATATCGTATATTCAAAGACATGCTCAACCGAACACACTACAAACGTCTCAACCAAGACAACAGCTATGTATTAGCAACTCCGCTTAATTACTACGATGCTCGAATTTTACTTGATAACACCGCAGGAATTTTCCAACCCAACCGCGCCAAAAATATCCCAGGCGTGTTGTTCATCGAAGGCGAACGTATAGAATACTTCGAGATCAAAGGAAACGCATTATTGCAGCTGAGAAGAGGAACGTTAGGCACAGGCGTCAAAACAATCTACGACACAGGCACAGAATTGTTAGGACAAGGTCCTGAAGAAACTATTACATACCAAGATAGAATACTGAGACAAACAATGACAGCAGACGGAACCAGTACTGAATATTCTTTGGATTTTGTGCCTGAGAGTGTTAACGAAATAGATGTGTTCTTAGGTGGCAGTAGATTAAGAAATACTGCAATTGAAGTTTATCAGCCTACTCTTGCACAAGACAGTAATGAAGGTAATATCACTATTTCTGCAGACTTTAGAATTGATGGAAACAACCTTTACATCGAACCCAGAGATACAATAACTGGTGAAATAATTGCACCCGAACGCTGGGCCGATCAGCGCATTGAAGTTGTAAGAAAAATTGGTCAAGTCTGGAACGAACCAAATAAAACACTAGCACAATCAGATAATGCAATAAGCAGATTCTTACGCAGAGCAACAATTCGCTTACCAAAATAAATACAGTATAAGGTGTAAACATGACAGATATTAATGAACTAAACGGAATACATGTAGAAGGTCATATTAAAATTCATGATCCTTCTACAGGCGAAATTTTTATAAACAAGAGAAATGCAATTCATTATGAAAATATGAGTTTAGCGTTAGCAGAAAGTCTTGCAAATCAGGGCCAGGGATACATTTATGAAATGAGCTTCGGAAACGGCGGCACCAGTGTTGACCCAACTGGAATCATAACATACTTAACTCCTAATACTACTGGTACTAATGCAAGTCTTTATAACCAAACTTATACTAAGGTTGTAGATGACACTAGTGTTAATAATCTAGATCCTACAAGAAATAAAACAGAAATCAGGCATGTTGCAGGTACCAACTATACCGATATTATTGTAAGTTGTTTATTAGATTATGGAGAGCCAGACGGCCAAGACGCTTTTGATACTGCTGGTGATACCGAGCAGTTGTATGTATTCGACGAACTTGGTCTTCGTAGTTACAGTAGTTCAGGCGCAGGAAGATTGATAACTCATGTTATTTTTCATCCAGTACAGAAAAGTTTAAACAGACTAATTCAGATTGACTACACTGTGAGAGTACAAAGTCTAAGCGGATTCAACGAGGTATAATAAATGGCATATGAGATAAATTTTACTGACAGTGTTAACAAAGGAAGTATAACAGTTGAGGATCAAACAGCCAATACCGAAACTAGCTTGACACTTCCGGGCCGTAACCTCACCGATTACGGAACCAAAGTATTAGAAAACTTCTTGCATCTGTTAGAAAATTTTGCCAATACTACCAGTCCTAGCAATCCAGTTGAAGGACAGTTATGGTATGATAACACAACCGGTATAGATCAATTAAAACTTTACGATGGAGCCAATTGGGTCAGTGCTGGCGGCGTCAAAAAAGGAAGCAGTCAGCCCGCCGCAGAACAAAGTCTCATAGGAGATCTTTGGGTGGACACAAGTAACCAACAAGTTTACTTGTACAGTGGCAGCGGCTGGACACTAGTTGGTCCAGATTACGCTGAAGGCGCAGGCACAGGTTCTCGATTTGAAACAATTATTAGTACTGTTAACGCTTCAGTTCCTTGTATACTAAATTATGTTAATAATATTGTTGTGAGTATTATTAGCTCTACACAATTTACACCTAAGTTGACCATACCGGGGTTTGGTGTTATATATCCTGGACATAATCTTTCTAGCAATATTGGCGGAACAGCAGGCAAGTATTACGGAACATCGCAGAAAGCAGAAACACTATATGTCAACGATACAGTGGGCGCAGTTGCTGGAGCACAATTTGCAAGATTAAACGCAACAAACATTTTTTTACAACCTCTTCGAGTTAGAAACAATGGTGGCATTGACATCGGTGAAACACAAACATTGGTGTTTAGTGTTACAGGTAGTAACTCGTTGATTACCAACAAGTCCAATGATGGTTATATTGCTCTTAGAGTACAAGGTAATACCACTGCTATTAGAATTAAAAATGATGGTAAAGTGGGCATACTCAACGAATCTCCACAAGAAGCATTAGATGTTACAGGTAATATTTTAGCTTCTGGAACAATTATTAATAATAATACAACAGAAAGCACAAATATAAGTACAGGGTCAGTGATTACAGCAGGCGGTGTTGGGATTGCTAAAAACTTAAATGTTGGCGGAAACTTTTCATCAGTTGGATCGATATCTGGCACTAACATCACTCCTGACGTTACTAACTCAAGAAATATCGGATCTATCAATTTAGTATACAACAATATCTATGCCAACACATTTAGAGGATCTTTGGTAGGTGATGTAATAGGAAATGTAACTGGTACATCCGGTAGTTCTGGAAAATTAAACAGTACAACTACGTTTTCAATCACTGGAGATGTTACAACAACGTCGCCAGTAACATTTGACGGCCAAAGCGGCGGCCTAACAAAAACATTTAATGTTGCATTAAACGATTCATTCTTTACTGGTAAATCATCGTATGCTGATAGTGTATCCGGCACTGAACAAGTATTAATACGTAAAACCACATCCGAAATTGGTGACACGCAGACTATAAATGAATTTTATATCAGCACAGTAGCAGCAATTGCATCGACTGTCCCAACCTTTGCACTCGGAATGATGATGCCGTACGCAGCAGCTACAGCGCCCAGCGGCTGGAGATTGTGTAACGGCGATCCCATATCGTTGACAGACACACAATATGCAGGCTTGTTTTCGCTTATTGGTTTTACATACGGTGGCAGTATTGCACTTGGTTACTTTAATCTTCCAGATGCTAGAGGACGCACCACCGTGGGAAATCTAGCCGGTGCAACTAGAACATTGTCTACTGACGAAGATAGAATCTACAATGACGGCGCAGCATCGATATTAGGCGCAGTAGGCGGCGCACAGCGCAGTAATATCAGTCTGTCAAATCTGCCAGATCACGGACATTCGTTGATGGGAGACAATGGCACTCAGTTCTATGCAATCACCGGAGTTACTAGCATTTCGGATTCTAATACAACTAATATAAGTATCACCGGCGGCGCCGCTGGTTCTGGATTAACAATAACAGGCAGCATTGATGGGTGGTCTTCTCAAGACAAATACACAACAGTACCGCCATTTTTAACAATTAATTATATCATCTATACAGGAGTCGTTTAATGAGTTATAAGATTAATACAACTGACGGGACACTCTTAGTTGATCTGATAGACGGTAAGATAGATACTGATACAACTGATCTAACATTAGTAGGAAGAAACTACACAGGTTATGGAGAGCAGTTTAATGAAAATTTTGTAAGACTTTTAGAAAATTTTAAAAACGTTGCACCACCAGCTAATCCATTGATTGGACAACTATGGTATGATACCAGCGAAGGGCGTTTAAGAGTATACAACGGCGAAGATTGGAAATCTACAGACACAACTGTTGTTGCAGCAACCCAGCCGTCGATGTTAGCAGGCGATATTTGGATAGATAGTCGAAACAACCAAATTTACTTCAGTGACGGAACGGACATAATTTTAGCAGGACCTGTTTACACAGTAGACCAAGGTGAAACTGGATGGTCTGTTATTACATTAAAAGATATATTTGGTATAAACAAAACAGTTTCTCGTATGATGATAGGCGGAACACCGGTAGCATTATATAGTAAAGAAACATTTACAGCAGCAAACATATCTGACAATATAAGGTATTTAGAAGGCTTTGGAACATCAATTAAAGTAGGTGTAAACATCAACACCGACTATGCTAATTTTGCTTTCTATGGCCCAGCAGATTTTACATACAACCTGTTGGACAGCACAGACAATCCGTTTACTCCAAATGATTTTATGCAAGTTTCTAAAAATAATACAACTACTGGTACATTACATGTTAAAAATGATAATGGACTAATTGTTGGCGACGACAGTGACTTTAATATAAAAGTTTTAAGCACAGATGTATTGTTAAAAAATCAACTGAATAATTCAGACTTGCGAATTCAAGTTAACCAAGACGGGACTACCAGAGATGCAATTACAATTAAAACCCAAACTGGTAGAATAGGATTTTGGCAACCTTCGCCTCAGTATGATTTCGATTTTGCCGGAGATATTAGGATATCGGGCAATTTACTGGTTCAGGGCGAAACTACTAGTTTAGATGTTAGTACGCTAAGAGTTGAAGACAAATTAATTGAATTAGCAGTAACATCAGACAGTGCATTACTATCTGATGTAGAAGTTGACGGCGCCGGCATTGCAGTTAGAGTTTCAGGTGACGATAAAACAATAACCTGGAACAACACATACAACAGTTGGGATAGTAGTTGCAACGTTAATATCCCTGCAGGATTTGCTTATAAGATTGCAAACTTTGATATACTAACAACTACTACGTTGGGCGCAACAGTTTCGAGCGCAGTCGGATTAACTCAAATTGGAACATTAACAAATCTTGATGTTGACAATATTAACTTAAATGGGTCAACAATTACTGTTATAGGTTCAATGACATTAGACAGCGGCGGCGATATTTCTGTTGCCAACAGTAGAAAAATTATTGGAGTTGGCACTCCTGACGTCAGTGACGATCCTAGTGTTGTGGCTACTAAAGAATACGTAGACGACAAATATTTAGACCAGGACGAATTTCTTGCATTGGATATTACAGGATTAAGTAATGCACAAGTTGCAGCAGTAATCAACGACCTCGTCCCAGCAATAACAAAAAACACTGGTGTTTATTGTGTAGTTCACGGAACTACATATTCCGGAACGTATAATTACAATGCAGGTGCCGGTGTAACAAAAAGCTTTGTTGCAGTTGATAAAAACGGTACAGAAAACCAATCAGTTGTGCAAGACTTTAGTTTTACAACGCAGTCATCTCAGCCAGTTACTTTAACAGTAACAAGAAGTTTAAAAAGATATATTATCAATGGCGCAGGACAATGGACGTTTGAGTCAGATCTTGTATCTAGCGTTTAATAGGTAAATACTAACATTACAGCAAGGGTAATTTAAAAAATGGCATACACTATTAATAGATACAACGGAACTGTTATCACAACAGTCGAAGACGGCACAGTAAATAATGCCACTGAATTAAAACTCATTGGTAAAAATTTTGCAGGTTATGGAGAAGCACAAAATGAAAACTTTTTGTTTTTGTTAGAAAGTTTTGCTAATACCAGTGCGCCGACCAAGCCATTAAGTGGAATGCTGTGGTACGACAGCGGCAACGCAAAATTAAGATTTTATGATGGCAACATTTGGAAAACCACTGGTGGGGCCGAAGTGTCTGCAACAGCACCGGCAGGATCGGTAGAGGGCGACTTTTGGTGGGACACTACATCAAACCAATTAAAAGCAAAAAATGCAGCCGGCGAGTGGGTTCTAATTGGACCACAAAGTGCAGGAACTGGTGTAACACAAATGACCAGTCTTACACTGGAAGATACACTTAGTACGTCGCATTCTGTAATTGCTGCAACAATCAACGACGTAGTTGTATATATTATCAGTACCGACGAGTTTACTATTTCGGCTTCTGATGCTATTGCAGGATTTGATGTAATTAGAAAAGGCACAACATTAGTTAATACAACTGCATCAACCAACGGTGTTACATCCAGTGATCATTATTATTGGGGAACAGCAAGCAATGCATTAACACTTAACGGCATCGATGCAAGCGAATACAACATTGACAATAATTTTGCAGACAGAGTGTCCGCAGTAGCATTTAATGACTTTGGCTACACTCTAGGCAACGACATTGACCTTACTGTAAATATTGATTCGGATAGTTCTACTCCTGTAATTAAGCTTGAAAGAAATATTCTAAGAATTAAAAACAGTTCAAGTGCAGTAATTACTACAATCGAAAACACAGGCATTTTACCCGGCACTGACAATTCGTATGACTTGGGTTCTGCTGCAAAAAAATGGGCTACTGTCTATGCAACCAGCCTAGATGGAATTGCAACTAAAACAAATCAAATGAGATTAGGTGCAACTGGATCAACATACGTGTCGTCATCAACTGGTGCCAGTCCTAATACTATTGCAGCAAGAGACAACAACGGTGACTTGACAGCAGTTGTGTTTAATGGTACAGCAACCAAAGCACGTTATGCCGACCTTGCAGAAAAATACTCAACAGCAGAAGAACTGCTACCAGGTACAGCAGTAGCAGTATGTGCATGTGACACACACGAAGTCGAACCAGCTATTGCCAGCAACCACTGCATTGGTGTAGTATCAACCGATCCTGCATACATGATGAACAGCGAAGCTGAAGGACAGTACATTGCACTCAAAGGCCGCGTTCCGGTGAGAGTCAAAGGCACAGTTAAAAAAGGACAAGCAGTGTATGCTATGGCAGATGGTGTTAGTACAACCATTGCAACAACAGCAATGGTAGGAGTGGCATTAGAAACAAACCTCAACGAAGATGAAAAGTTGGTCGAGTGTGTACTTAAAGTATAAATATAGTAGTATATTATAGGAGACTTAAATGGCCGTCGGCGAGATTATATCTGTTGCACGTTACAATGCAATGCAAGTAAAAGTTAAAAACGTGTTAGGCGGCGTGGGTACAACAGGTCAATTCGGATACGGTCAAGATCCTATTAAAAGTAGCCCAGTTTCGTCTATCAATACAGTAAATGCATTGCACATGCAAAATTTAAAACTTGATTTAATTGATTTGTATGTACACCAAACAGGGTCGACTCCGAGTTTGTCATTGATAATTTTAACTGATGATATTACCGAAATAGTATACAACGAGTACGAAACAGTTACAAATATTGTTTACAATAATAAGAATGATATATTTGAAGCATCGCAGGCCAGTGTTGAAGCAAAATTGACCAATCAACGCTCCACCGCTTGGGGCGGCGGCTCACAACCTCAAACAGTGTTCCACGAATTTTCAGTAACATTTAGTAGCCCTGATCAGCGTAGGTACTTTTTTAATGCAGGCGGCGAAGTTAGGTTTGCTGCAAGCTTAACCAGCGGCACTGGTGCAAAGTATGTTGAATGGAACAGTATGTTAACAGCAATGGGTACAGTTAAATTCAATTATGACACAACAACCGGCGGCAGCGGCACATCTCCAAATAATATCGGTAACTTTGAATTGACAACAAGTTATCAGGTTATTTGGATTAAATCCGGCAGTGGAATTTATAGTGAGAATGATATTGTTGTATATGCAAAAGTTGATTCTGTTGACAGTGGTAAATTAATATTTAAAGTAGAGTTCAACGATAGTTCTTCAGGCAACGTAGACGAGCCTGTGGTGGGTACACTAACCAGCACAATAACTCAACTCAGACCAACTGGGATATATGTTGAAGTAGCAACTCCTGTATACTTAACTACAGCAAATTTAGCTTGACATTTTGGTGAGTATGTTGTATAATAGATACTGCATAGGAGTAAAAATATGGTAAGTACCGCCGGCACAATTTTTGCCACAGATTATAATAATATTAGATCAACAGTGAATTCTATATTAAATGGATCTTGGGGAGAAAATTTAGTTAGCAGTGCTGTGGTATCAAATGTTAATACTATCACTGCATTGCAACTAAAAAATCTATATATTGATCTTCAGCGAGTTGTTGTACATCAAACTGGATCTTTGAGTTCTACTATTGCAGTGCCGTCAGTTGGATTGCGTATTGGTGCAGACACTGCGTTTGCTTTTAACCCAAGCACTGGTGCGCTTACAGCAGTTACTGATGGTACCAAAATGGGTGTAAACGATTACATACAAGTTGGCACGGACATATCCAATTTCAATCCAGCAGTATCTGGATTTCCAGTTGGAAATCTTCTTCCTGGTACAGCAATTACAAGCACAAGAAGCACTGCATGGGGCGGAGCAGGGCAGGTACAATCTATCCAGCATGTTGTAACAGTTACTTTTTCGAGTGCTATTGCCCTGTCTCAATATTTTTCTGCTGGTGGTGAGATTAGATTTTTTGCAAATCTCACAGGAGGGTCTGGCTCAAAAAGCACCGACTGGGCAGCTCTTTTATCTGCAATCGGCACAGTTAAATTTAACAAATATACCACAACAGCAAACAGCGGAACCAGCGCCAACAAAGGCATGGACGACTTAACTGGTACATATCAACAATTACTTGTTAAAACTGGTAGCGGTGTATATGCTGACAACGATTATACAATTGAAGGTAGAGCAGATTCAACCACAGTGTTGAGATTTCAAATAACATTCAATGATGGAGACGTCGGCGAAGGAACAGGCATTGTATTTGATCCCATCGACGAAAGTGTAAACGGAACGTTAACAAGCAGTGTACAATCTGCTAGACCATCCAGTAGTTTTGTATATGATACTGTTACTTATGGAGTAAGTCGTCCTGCACCTACTGTTGTAAATGTAACATTGCTTGAATAACACCATCTTAGTTCTTGACATTTTGTAAAATTGCTATATAATACATTAAAGTAGGAGTATTATATGGACGCTCGTCTAGAAAAAGCATTAGAATTTAGTAATTATATGGTTACATTAGGCAACCAGAAGCGTGTTCTAAAAGAACAATTTCAAAATAACTTAATTCATTATCACGATGGTAGTCAATTTACAGTAACTACTGGGCTAATAAGTTTTTGTCAAAGTCTATTAGCACTTCAGCAGTCTAGCACAATTTTAATTGACGACAACGATATTCCAACTGAAGTTGAAGATTTGCAATTGTTTGCAAACAAAATTGTCAGTGTTTATTGGCAAGCCGCAAACACCTATCTTACCGAATATAATAAGTTAAAAAGAAATAGAACTGTAGAAGGCATAGTTGATTTATGAGCAAAGGTGCAGTTTTAATTGCACGTAATAATGCAGAAGTTGATTATGTTAAGCAAGCTGTATTCTGTGCTAATCGAATTATAAAATATCTTGAAATTCCTGTTAGTATAATTACGGACAACAAGGATTATATAGAAACAAACTTTTCTAATCATCCGTTTGACAATATTATTGTAATCGAAAACGATACAAATTACACATACAAAAAGTATAATGACGGTAATTTTACTCGAAAAAGTTTAGAATTTAAAAATACTTCTCGTTGCGATGTATATGATTTATCGCCGTACAACGAAACATTGCTAATGGATACTGATTTTATTGTAAGTAACAGTGTCTTAAAGAATTGTTTTTTGCAGAAAAATAATTTTTTAATTTATAAAACTGGTTTTGAACTATCAAATTGGCGAGACTTGAGTGAGTTTGACTATATCAGTGAAACAAGCATAGATTTTTATTGGGCAACAGTTGTTTATTTTAAAAAAACCGATACAAACAAATTGTTTTTTGATTTGTTAAAACATATCAAAGAAAACTGGTTGCATTATCGCAGACTTTATAATTTAAACACTGATACATTTAGAAATGATCATGCATTTAGTATAGCAATACACATTATGAATGGATATCAGCAAGGAAACTTTGCTAATCCGCTTCCTGGTACAATGTTTTACACTACTGATAAAGATATATTATTAACGTTGAACGATACTACATTCAAGTTTTTAATAGAATACAAAAGTGGAACGTATTTTCCAGCGAGCATCACTGGTAGTAATGTTCACGTTATGAATAAATTTAGTTTAAATAGGGTCATCGATGTCTATTAATTTTACACTATTTGCACAAAATAGTACACATGACTATGTTAAACAGGCATACCTGTGTGCAATGAGTATACGAGCAACCAACCCAGGAAGTAAAATATGTTTGATAACTGATACAATGTTAGATAAAAAAACAGCAAGTGTCTTTGATGATATAGTTGATATTCCGTGGAATGACCAAGCAGCCTCGAGTGAATGGAAAATAGAAAATAGATGGAAAATCTATCATGCTACTCCATACGATCAGACTATTGTACTAGACACAGATATGTTAGTGTTAGACAATATAGCAACTTGGTGGAATTTACTACAATCCAAAGATGTTTATTTCACAACAAATGCTTTAACATATCGTGGTGATCCGGTTACAAGTATATATTATAGAAAAGCATTTAAAAACCATGAACTTCCTAACTTATATGCAGGGTTTCACTATTTCAAAAAAAATGATAATGCTCACGTGTTTTTTAAATGGTTAGAAATTGTTATGAACAATTGGGAACTATTTTATGGGCAGTTTGCAGGCGGCAAATACTTTCAGCAGTGGCCCAGTGTAGACGTTAGTGCAGCTATTGTAACTAAAATTTTAGATATGGAAGATGCAGTAACTAGCCAAACTAGTTTTCCTAATTTTGTGCATATGAAAACACATTGTCAAGATTGGAAGACATTTGTTACTGACAAATGGCAAGACAAAGTTAAGGTTTATTTAGACAATAATTTAACTTTAAAAATTGGAAATTACAAACAGAGCGGCATTTTTCATTATACAGAAAAAGATTTTGTTACAGATGATATAATAAAAATATATGAAGATTATCTAGGAGTGCATAATGAGTAATTCTATAATGTATGTCCAAACACAACGTTACGTATATTTTGATGACAATGGAAATTTACTCAGTGTATCAAATACTGATACACAGCCTGGCAATCGCATTGCAGTTGAACTAAACGAAATAGATTCGTTGTTATCAGGTAAAGAACAATTTTTTCATTATCAAGTAATATTTGATACTGTTAAAAAATCATATATTCTAAAACATGTTTTTAATAATGAAGAAATAAACCTTGATATCAATGTTGATATATATAAAATTTCAAAACAGTTGGATAGTCTAGCTGATTTAAAAATTACACAAGATATTAAAAATAAAACATGGCACTTTAGTCTTGACAAAACAGTTAGAGAAAATTTTAGAACAAAAAATATGCATCTAAATAGTATTTTAACATTTAGTATTACTCAATACAATGATTTACACCAGTTGGAAAAATTTATCAAAATACGCATCTCGGATTTGGTTGAAAATGAAACAATTGGTATTAGTTTTGATACCCAAATAGAACTTGACCCGTCTGCATTAAGTGTGTATACTACAAAGAGACTAGAGACATATTATCACGAGGTATTAGTATGACTAACAAATTTAGAGTGTTAGATTTTGACATCATTTATCTAAGTTACGACGAACCAAATGCAGAAAAAAATTATGCCGATCTGTGTAGCAAAATTCCCTGGGCAAAGCGTGTACACGGAGTTGAGGGCAGTGATGCAGCACATAAAGCTTGCGCAGAATTAAGTGAGACAAATCGCTTTATTACCATTGACGGTGACAATGTTATTGACAAAGAGTTCCTTACCAAAGAGTTTGATTTTGAAGCACACAAAGATCTGGAAAAGTGCGTAATCAGTTGGACTGCTAAAAATCATATCAACGGACTTGCGTATGGTAACGGTGGCATAAAGTGCTGGCCCAAAGAATATGTGTTGAATATGAAAACACACGAAAACGCACCTGCAGATAATCCACATGCACAAGTAGACTTTTGCTGGGATATCGAATATATTCAAATGAACGGGTGCTACTCAGAAATTATGAATAATACTACTCCGCAACAAGCCTGGCGTGCAGGATTTAGGGAAGGAGTTAAGATGGCACTTGATCGCGGCATGCGTGTGAGTGTAGAAGATTTTCATAAAAATCATTGGAAAAACTTACATCGTCTGTACATTTGGCTTATGGTCGGTGCAGATGTAGAAAACGGCATGTGGGGCATCTACGGCGCTCGACAAGGGCTATTCATGACAATGTGTACTGATTGGGATTTTGTAAATGTACGTGATTTTACATACCTAAATAATATGTGGAAAAATATTGAAGCCACAGTCGACGAAGAAAATTTGCCCGAAGCAATCGAGGAATATGGCGCCAAGCTTATACATGCTTTAGAAATTCCAATTGCCGAGACAACCTTGGATGCAGGACAGAGTAAATTTTTTAAAACAGTATATCAAAATCCTGCAAGAATTTCAGGCCAACAATTTATAGATAGAGAAAATTAATGTCATTGGATCAAGATCGTTTAAAAGCCATCAACGGAATCACAAATCGTCATTTCAGTCCAACATTTTGTTTTGCTAAATGGTACCATACTACAATATATTTGCAAACAGGCGAAACACACAGTTGTTATCACCCGGCTCCTCATAAAATTGATGTAGACGAATTGCTGACCAATCCAAGTGCATTGCACAATACCAAACACAAAAAACTTGAACGCAAAGAAATGCTCGAAGGCAAGCAATGTGTAGGATGTCAATATTGTTGGAACATTGAAAACATGGGCGATGACTATGTTAGTGATCGTCATATCCGAAGCGGCAGTATTTACAACGAAGAACGCTTGCAAGAAATTAAATTTAATCCTTGGGACTTTAACGTAAATCCTGAATACATTGAAGTTTCATTTGGTAACGAATGTAATTTCCGTTGCGGATACTGTCACCCTAAAGCCAGCAGTCGTTATCACAACGAAATACGTCAACACGGTCCTTATACTATGTCTAAGAACCACCGCTGTGACATTGATTGGTTTCGTGTTTATGAAGAAGACAGCAATCCTTATGTAAGAGCATGGTGGAAATGGTGGCCCGAAGTTAGCAAAACACTAAACATCTTGCGTATCACAGGCGGCGAACCTACTATTCAAAAAAGCACTTATCGATTGTTTGATGAACTTGAAAAAGATCCCAAGCCGCATCTTGAATTAAATGTAAACAGTAATCTTGGAGGTAAAGAACGGCAGCTTGAAAAGTTTACTGATGGAGTAAACAGCTTGCTTACCCAAAATAAAATTAAAAACTTTAAATTGTTTACAAGTGTGGACACTTGGGGTAAGCGTGCTGAATATATTCGCGACGGACTTGATATCGAAGTGTTTGAACGTAATCTTGATTATTTCATGCGCAACACAACTGCGCAAGTTACGTTTATGATTACATTCAATTTGTTTAGTGTGACTACATTTCAAAGCCTGTTGGAAAAAATGCTTGAATGGCGTGCAAAATACAACGATACCAACAGCGGTCGGTGGCAGCGCATTCACTTTGACACTCCTTATCTCAAAGAGCCCTTACAATATGACATTAATATTCTCCCTAAAGAAGAATATTTGCCGTATATGGAAAGTCATTTGCAATTCATCAAAGACAACACACAAGAAGGTAGTAAGCAACACTTTACTAATCTTGAATACGAAAAATTTAGACGTGTCGTTGACTATATGAAAACAACTCAATATAACGACGAAAAGCTTCTTGAAGGTCGCAAAGATTTTTGGAATTTTTTCAAAGAGCAAGACGCTCGTAGAGGAAATGACTTTGAAGCAAACTTTCCTGAAATGAAAGACTTTTTTAAACTGTGTGAGAATGTAAGTGAATAAAGATAAGTTATTAAATGAAAGCAAGACATTTTGTATGTTTCCTTGGACGCATATGAATGTGACACCACTTGGAAATGTATATCCGTGCTGTAGCAGTGATTATACTGCCCCGTTCGATAATATCAAAGGCAAGAGTTTAGCACAAGTGTTCAATGGTGACAAAATGAAACAGTTGCGCCTTGATATGCTTGCTGGCAAAAAAAACAGCATCTGTAACTATTGTTATAAGCACGAGGAAACTTCGCCATTTAGTTTTAGAAAATACAGTTTGGAACACTTTGGTAAAGACTTTGACGAAGTTGTAACTACCACACAACCAGACGGCACTGTTCCTGAATTTAAAATGAAATATTTTGATGTAAGGTTTAGTAACATTTGCAATTTCAAATGCAGAACCTGCGGTAGCGAATTCAGCAGCCAATGGGCTCAAGAAATGAAACAGCATGACTGGACACCTCCGGATTATCGTATTATTCAACATGCTGACAACTCAGGTGCGTTGCTAGAAGAAATCAAAGCACAAGTACCAAATATGGATCTTGCTTACTTTGCAGGGGGTGAACCTCTTATTACCGACGAGCATTATGTATTGCTTGAAGAGATGATTCGTACTGGCGCAAACAAAAACATTACACTACGTTATAATACCAATATGAGTAATTTTAAATATAAAAAATATGATATACTTGATATGTGGAGCAAGTTTAAGCGTGTTGAAATCAGTGCAAGTCTTGATCATTATGGCGAACGTGCAGAATACTTGCGTCACGGAACAGACTGGGGTGTGGTAGAAGAAAATTTAAAAAGCATCAGAGATTTGGATTATATTGACTTTCAGTTTAATACAGTATTAAGTGCGTTTAACTATGCAACCATGGATGAATTTTTAAATTATATGATCGGAAAACTGCTGCTACGTCGAAAGGACATGATAAGTATTTACAGAGCACTAACTCCTACTTATTATTGTTCTAAGATATTGCCCCAATCTATAAAAGATATAGGATCCAGCAGATTAAAAAAAGTACACCAGTATATGATCGACGGTGATTGGTATCAAGCAGTGCATGTTAATGACGCTATTAACTTTACCAACGAAGAAAATCAATGGAATGAACACAAGGTTGAATTTCGGCATCATGTAAAACGTCGAGATGAAATTAGAGGAGAAGATTTTACAAAAATTTTCCCTGAATTAAAAGAGATGCTAGATGATTAAAGATGTATTGTTAAACGAAAATAAAGCGTTTTGTATATTACCGTGGATCCATATGCATGTTTGGCCAGACGGTAGGGCTATGCCCTGTTGCATTGCTGACAGTGATCAACCATTTGGTAATGTTAAAAAAGATGGCGTGAAAGAAACATGGAATAGTGATCGCTATAAAGAATTACGTCTTGCTATGTTAGAAGGTAAAAAACTTAATTGTTGTAATCGTTGTTATGAATTAGAAGACAGTACATATATCTGGACTCTTCGTAAAAATCATAATCAATGGTTCGGCGACAAGCATTTTGATCTAGTAGAAAAAACAGCAACAGACGGCAGTATTCCAGAAGAAGATATGCGCATGGCATATATGGATATTCGTTTTAGTAATATTTGCAATATGAAATGTCGCACTTGTGGTCCTGAGTTAAGTAGTTTACATGCACAAGAACACGGCGAACTATACGGAAAACACGAAGTTGCTAACATTCTCAACAACGATGGTAGCATTGTAGTTAACGTAGCAAAACATATAACTTTTTGGGAAGAGTTACAAGAGTTCTTACCCAATGTCGAAGAAGTATACTGGGCAGGCGGCGAGCCACTAATCACAGACGAACATTATAAAATATTAGATAAATGGATTGCTGACGGCAAGACAGGTGTGCGTCTGCGTTACACTACAAATTTCAGTAATTTACGATTTAAGAAAAAAAGTATTATCGATTATTGGAAACATTTTAGTGATATACAAGTAAGCGCAAGTTTAGATGCAGACGGATCTAGAGCAGAATTTTCTCGACATGGCACCAACTGGGAACAGATTGAACGTAACAGACTTGAAATGTTAGAACATGTTCCGCATGTACACTTTGAACTTACTCCTACTATTAGCCTATACAATGTATGGAATTGGCCAGATTTTCATATGGATTGGGTAGAACGAGGTTTAGTCGATATTGAGAATTGTAGGCTAAATATACTCACAGATCCAAACTTTATGCGGATCGATAATATACCCGAAGATATAAAAATAGAACTAAGAGCAAAGTATATCGATTACAAAGCGTGGGCTTATGATAAAATCAAAGAACGTATGATTGCAAAACCTGATGTAGTAAAAGATGTACTTGGAAAAATTGATAGCGTTATTCAATTTATGAACACAGGTTCGTTTAATCAACAGCGCCTAAAAGATTTTTTTGAAAAGAATCACGGACTAGATCAGCACCGTAAAGAAGATTTTTGGTCTGTGTACCCAGAAATGGAATGGTTGCGTAAGTATGTCTGATTTATTAAAAATTACTCCTATTGCAGAACCTTATATGAGTCTTACTTGGCAAGTAAATAATTTTTGTAATTTTCAATGCACATACTGCAATCCAGGAAATTGGGCAGGCGACAGCAGAAATAACGGCAATCTTGATATATACTTACGCAATGTACGTAATATATTCCAGCAATATCAAGATCGCGGCTATAGACATTTTAAAATATTTTACAGTGGTGGCGAACCTACGCATTGGGAAAATTTTATTCCGTTAACAGAATATCTCAAAGATGAACTAGGCAACAACTTAACAGTAGCAGTTAATACCAATTTGTCACGCCCTTTAAAATATTGGGAACAGCATCATCATTTGTTTGACGATATTGTTGCGAGTTTTCATGTTGAATTTAGTAAAAAGGATCGTTATATTGAAAATGCAAAGTTTCTTTGTGATAAAGTAGATTATTTGTGTACAAAAATGTTAATGCACGAAGAACGGTTTTGGGAAGTGGTTGAGTTCGGCAAGCGTGTGCGCGAAGAAGTTCCGAATTATAATTTAGAATGGACACCGTTGTTTGATGAGATGAGTGTTAATGCCGGTCCTTGGGAATACAAAGATCCAGAAAAGCAAAAGTTTTTAGAAACTGCACAGTTTGAAACTGTAATGCGTTTACCTAAACCTTATAGAGAAAACAGTGCTATCAGCATTAGTCACTATTCAAACGGAAATATTCAACCTACAAACAGTAATCAAATTATTGCAGATCGACAAAACTTTTTTAAAGGATGGAAATGCCAAGTTGATGATAGCTTGTTTATTAATCCTATTGGACAAGTTAGTAGCGCCAGTTGCGGCGTAGGAAATCAACATGGCAACATATTAGATGAAAACTTGACTTTTGACCTAAAACCTGTTATATGTAGTAAGACGCATTGCCATTGCGGCACTGATATAATTATACCAAAGTTTATGGAGTACTAATGGATTTTAACCTCAAAGGTTTAGCAAAAGCAGAACCAGAAATTCCTGATAGATTAACAGAGAGTGCAGCAGACGATAAGCATATGAACATGCTTGAAGTAATTAAGCCTTATGCAAGGTCTACTGCATTAATTGAAAAAAATCTTACACCTGTATATGTTGATTATAAAACTCGTAAAACAAAACTTGTACTAGTACTATGTCCCGAATGGGCACCTCAGTTTCCTCCGTTTAATTTAGCACGTCTCAGCGGAGTTGCAAAAAGCGCAGGATACGAAACACATATACTTGACTTAAATGTAAGAGTGTATAACAAATACAAAACTGAGTGGCAACCAAACAACGCATTTCCATTTAGACTTTGGGATCCTAGTGCCAGTTGGCATTGGGAAGGTGAAACGTATATGAACGATATTCATCCTGTTCTTGAGCCTATGCTAGAGGAAGCAGTGCATGAAATTCTAGCACTTGATCCGCAAGTTGTAGGATTTACAATATATTATATCAGCGAAGAACCTACAAAATGGATGTGCCGCCGCTTAAAAGAATTACGTCCGGATATTAAGATTGCAGTAGGCGGGAGCAACGCTCAAAAAAGTTGGTTTGAGCAATATCCTTATTATGATTATGTTGTCAACGGCGAAGGCGAGGCAGTGTTGCTTAGAATCCTTGCAGACATAGAATTAGGAAGAGAACACGAAGGTACACAATTTGTTGAACAACCATTCGGTGAAAAAATTAATATCAGTGGTTTGCCAATGCCAGATTATGAAAGTATTGATTTTAGTCAGTACGAAATACCCAACGGAGTAAACACAGAGTTTAGTCGTGGTTGCACAGCCAAGTGTACTTTTTGTGAAGAAACACATTTTTGGAAATATCGTCAGCGCCAATCAGTTGATTTAATTGGTGAAGTTGAGTGGTTGTATTATAACAAAGGTACCAATGTTTTTTGGTTTATCGATAGTCTAGTAAATGGCAACGTCAACGAATTACGTGCATTTGTGAAAGGTGTTGCAGCCAAAGACTTGAAAATTCATTGGACTGGATATGCAAGATGCGATGGTAGAATGGATCTTGAATACTTTAAAGACCTTAAAGCCGGTGGCTGTATTATGCTCAACTATGGCATAGAAAGCGGAAGTCAAAAAGTTCTCAATGATATGGCCAAAGGTGTAACAGTAGAGGAAATGGAAGCTAACTTTAAACACGGAAAAGAAGTTGGAATTTTTGCTGCAACAAATTGGATTGTAGGATTTCCTACAGAAGATCACAAAGACTTTGCAGACAGTATGACATTTCTTTGGCGTATGCGAGAAATGAATATCAACAATATTGGCGCTGGTGTAGGATTTGGACTAGGCCCTGAAACTATTGCAGGACAGAATCCACATAAGTTTAATCTCAGTTATCAAAAATATCAAGGACATTGGATTACGAATGATTTTACCAAAGGCGGAACGCATGTAATGCACCGTGTAAAATCATTTCATATGTTTATTGATTTTATGGTAGGATGTACTGAAATGCCTTTTGGATATCCTATTCGATATAATCTTGCAAAAGAACATTACAAAATCAAGTTAAACAATCCTTCTAATATAAAAGAAATTGACAGCTACGAAGATTTTGATTACAATATTATTAACCCGGGTCTTAATCCTTTTGCAGATACACTAGTCAATGAAATGTGGCCTTTCTTTAGAATGCTGTGGAAAACTCGTGGAGGTTACACAGCTGAAGTATTGTTTAACCCTGAAATTGATTTAAAAGAATTTGGTAGTCAGTTTGGTCCTGGTATGTTAAATGCAGTTTACAAATTTAACATTGATGACGACGGAAATTGGGAAGCTGATTTTTCTTGGGATTTTAAACAAGTTGACAACCCTTATGACGATAGAGTTCGTCCGCCACTAGGGCGCAAGGGTCCTTTTTATGCTCAGGATTATTCGCGTATGATGAGTAATACAGCTAAAAGAGCAAGACGACTTGCAAAACCAAATTGGGACCTTGAATCAGGGCGTTCTGGACAAGACTTTACAGACTTACTCAACGAAGAAGAATTATTGAATGACACTGTCGATTTTAGTTTTAAATATAGGTATATTAAAAACGGTAAATGGAATTAATGGATATCAACAACTGGAACATTTTTTACAAGTATAAACAAGGAGCCAAGGTTAGGCCTAACCTTGTATATGTTCCTTATGTTAATCCTGAAAAAACTATTTTTTGCATGGATTACACTATTAACAAAAGTTACTTTTTTGACAGATATTTATACAACGAAGAAGTGTGTGATTTTTATTTTAATAATGAATTAAAATGGTTAACTCATTTTAAAAATGAAACGTTTTTACCTGAAATTATTGATATAGATACAGCGTCTCGACGCATATTTTTCAAATGGTATGACAGCAGTTTAAATCACATTATCGAGCGCAAGTCTTACAAGCATGAATATGCAGGTCAGATTAAAAATATTTTAAAAGTGCTTGAAAATTCAGTGTATAAAATTAATTATTATCCGCATACATGCTTTGTTGATTCTAACGAAAATATTAGAATACATGACTTTTACGGATGTGTTTCTCGGTCTACTCCTTTTTTGCCTAAAGAAAAACTAACACCTATACTAGGTAAAATGGACGTTTGGAGATTTGGTCAGTTTGAGTCTGATGGACTAATAAATATGCAAAAAGTTTACGAAACAGCATTTGCAGTTAACTCAGGTGAATGGCCTGTAATTGAGAATATTTGATGAAGTATAATTTTAAGCATGTTTTTATAAATGGATGTAGTCATACCGCAGGCAGCGAGATCGAAGGGTCTGGTATTGGCGATTCTGAATACAACAGAGTACAATGTTTTGGTGCAAAATTAGCAAGACGTCTAGGAGTAGAGTATACTAATATTGCACTACCTGGCGCTAGCAATGATTATATTTTTAGAACAACAAATTTCTGGATACAAGACAACGTTGAATTAGCAAAACAAAGTTTGTTTTTAATCAACTGGACTGGCGCAGCCCGTGCCGAGTATTTTCACAACGGAGTAGAAAACAACAATTGGTTCTGGATGCAAATACCGTTTGTGCCAGACGAACACGTTGGTCATTTACATCCAAATTATTTTTCTTATGTTAACAAGCACGATCACTTTAACGCTAGAGCATTGAGTAGACATCTATTCATGAGCGAAACTCATTGGGAAGTAAATCGTTACATGAATATATTAAATCTGCAGAGTATGTTAAAAGTTCACGATATATCTTATATATTTAAAAATTCGTTGGAATTTTGTTCAGCCAATACCAGATTTCAGTATTATAATTCTAGAGTAGATGGCAAAAATTACAAAGGATTTACAGATCAACGCGAGAGTTTCTTTGAACATTGTCTAGATGCAGGATTTAGTATTGATGGCCAATTGTTGCATCATCACAAAGAAGATGCTCACGCTTACTGGGCAGAAAAACTTTTTAATGAAAATTTTTCTTAATTTTTTTTGTTTAATTTGTCGTAATATTTCTGCACATTTGCAAAATTTTCTTTATTGTGTATTAATATCGATTCCATATCCTTGTGCATGTGTATAAGTTCTTCAATACTAAAGCTGTTGATATATTCGATGGTTTCGCATATCTTAACTATTCGATCTTTGTTACTCACAATACTGTCGTAATCCTCCGGCCAGTATTTGTCAAACGTCTTAAACCCCATATCTTTTAACATCTGTAATGTACCCGGAGCAGCACACATCACAAACGGTCTATAACTGTTGATCGCGTTTATTGTCTTTTCGCTGATATTTGGCCATGGTTGAGTAAATCTACTTTCGTGAATTATTGCACAAAATGCTTCGGTATACGAATCTCTCGGGTCGTGTGTGGTTCTAACATTTCCGCCATCTAATTCGCTATCTTCTTCTGGATCGGATGCGTTTCCGTTGACTGAAACAGGGTTGCTTACAGCCAAGCTCAGAGGAACAATATTTTGTAAAATTTCATTGCCTGTTTCTACTATATCACTAACAGCAGGATACTTTAATTTAAATTCTTTCCAACCAAACCACATGCGTCTTTTCATTTCGCTGTTTGAAATTTTAAAATAAAAACTTACATTGTTGTCTTTAACTAAATCTTTGCCTACTAAAAATGCAGTAATAAAATGTCTACTGGGTTCGTATCTCCATGCGCCGCTCCAGAATTTCTTTGTAATCAACGAAGAATCTAAATCGTGCTCCCACCCTTTGTTGCGTGTAGACCTATATGAAATACGATCACACAGCCATGATGTAAATAAATCTTCTTCGTATAATTTTAAATATGGATAAAATTGTGCGTAATGTTTATAACAGTCATGATCTGTACAATATACACTTAAATTTTTAATATTGTTTTTCTCAGCCCAGCTGTTTATACTTTCTAATTCTAAGCAGCGTACATTCTTAATTTCGTGCGGCTCGTTGTCTATTTTTAAAATGTGTGGTTCCATTTCGGGATCTCGCCCATTTTTGTGTACATAGTGTGTTAGTGGTTCAAAAAAGTAGAAAGCAATTTCTTCTGTCTGCAATAAAGCTTTATGTCTTTTAGTAACAAATAATTTTTCTAAATAATGTATAGAATGCGTGCCATTAAATACTATTACAGGCCGTTGATCCAACGATAAAAAACTGTCCTTTATCAAATGCATCAAGTGTTGACATTTTCCAATATGTATCAACGGAGTTCGATTTCCATCTTTGTTGATTAATTCGGGTAGTAAATTATTTCTAGGTTTAAAATATAGTGACATAAACCAATTGTATTCAGACATACAGTAACTCCGTTGATAAATATATACATATATTTATTCAAGGTAAGAAATGCTAGAATATCATCCCGAAACTCCACTGCTGGTTGCTGCACACGATTGCAATCAAACAAACTCTATATATTCAACAGACACACTTAACCACCAACGTAAATACCCCCGCTGGCCAATCACTTATAACTTTAATAGTTTAGGTTATAGAACAAAAGAAATCAACCAATTAGATAATAATTTTCTTTTAACATTTGGCTGTAGTTATACCGAAGGAGTAGGACTACGTACTGATCAAATATGGACAGACCATATTTCTAAATATTTGTCCTTGGATCTCTATAATGCTGCCAAGCAAGCATCGGGACCTGATATTCCTTCATTTAATACATTGTTATGGAATACCAACAACGCTCCCACTCCAAAAATAGTAATAGTACAATGGCCGCAAAAAACAAGAAAGCATTTTGCTTTTAAAGACTCTGTGTATATTCCTACAGTAAGCAAGAGCAAGCACGTTTATTTGAAAGATATGAGCGAAACCCATACTCCAGACGGCCGATGGTGGGGAAAACGTTACATAGTCAACACTGGAGAAATGAGCGTTAATATATATCAGTGGTTTGAAAGTTTTAACAATACGTGGAAACTAGCAGGAGTACCGGTATTAAACTTTACATGGGATGATGATATCGAGCAAGAAATTTTACATAGTAAATATAAATTATGGCACATAACGCCTACTACATATGACAAGGCCAGAGACGATGCACACGATGGTCCTATATTTCATCAAGAAACAGCAGATGCATTAAAAGAAATTTTAAGTAAATCAAATTTTACGGACAAGGTCTAGCGTACAGCAATGAAAACATCCACCTAAAGTTCTGGCATGTCTCAATGGCAACATAGCACATTCGATACCGTACGCTTCTAACGCTTTGCGTGTAGGCTCTTGATGTTCCTCTAATACCACAAGATTGGGATTAACACTGAACAAATTTACGTTCCATGTCCAAATACTACTATTACACAACCCTGGATAATGTCCAGCGTCTACAGGATCAGGCGCCCAAATAATATCCCAATCTTTAAATGGGCCGGGTAGCACATCTCGACTTTTAATTCTGCTGGGGTTTGCCAACAACAATCCCTCGCGTAAAAACGCAACAGTGCTGTCGATGTGCATATAGCTATAAACATTTTCAAGTGTATGAACTTTTACATTTCCACGATCTATAAAATCGTACTTTGGTTTGTTAATCCACTGGTCTAAATAAGTAGCACCCGCTTTATTGCCGCTGTTGCTAACCAAATACAACACATCGTCGTTTGCTCGGATAGCATTAGCAGCATCAAAGCAAGGTGCTACTTCAGTTAATGCCAACTGATCAGGGTCGCCGACACAAGTTTCATCGTACAGGTCGTTATTTTTGTAACGGGGGCTTAATTCAACGCCTGCTATGTGAGGGAGCATATGATGAAACTCACGTTCTCTTGCTCGCAAACTCATCGGAGTAGCAAGCATTTTCTTACCATAAACAAATACAGTATCACGTGGACAATAATTGTAATATTCAACATCCGGTGTGCGATTGGGTCTTACAACTTCTACACCTTCGCCTTCTAAAAATTTTACAAATGTTTCAAGATCTTCGTTGCTTTCTTCAACAACTTGATCAGGATACAATCCAGCTTTAACATCGCTTACGTCTTTGCGATCAGCATAATTAATAACTCGTAAGCTTTTATCCATTTCTGGAATACGGCAATAATCAGCAACACCAACAACAACCTTCTTTAATGGATCCCATTCGTTTGTACTATAAATATTCATACAACTATTTAAGGAGTGCCATGAGCAGAATAATCATATTTGGATGCAGCTATACACAGTATGGCTGGCCAACTTGGGCTAATATATTAGGATACGACATGGAAATCGAATATCATAATTTTGCATTACCTGGATTGGGAAACGTAGGAATTATGCATCGTATGGTGGAAGCCAATGCAAAATTAAAATTCAACAAAGACGACAAAATCTTTATTCTTTGGAGCAGTTGGAGCAGAGAAGACAGAATCCGCAACAGTAATTGGGTATGCACAGGCAGTGTATTCAACGGCGGCAATACAGAATACAATCGCTATTTTATCAAACGGTATTGGTCGTATGACAATGATATTGTTAAAAATTCAACAGCAATAATTGCTGCTAATAAAATGTTTGGAGAATATATCACATGGCAAGGTAGTGCATTTAAATTAGCAAAAAATGAAGCATTTAAAACAAAAAAAACTTCGTCAGAAATAACAAAATTTTATCTAGATCAATTACCCGAGATACCTTATTACAATTTTGAAAGATCCGAATTTCAAAAACCGTTTGATGTAATTCAAGATTGCCATCCTGATATAATTCAACACATGCAAATACTACAAGAATTTATATATCCTGCAATTGATAAACAACTACAGCAGTCTACTGTAGATATATTTTCTTCATTGCATAACGATGCATTAGAAAAAATAAAAGTAACTCTTAAACCCGATATTCCCAAAGCAATATCAATTATTAATAATATTATAGATTACAAATATCAAGATATTCGTAAAAATTCTCACAATCATTATACAATCACAGATGCTCCTGGATAAAACTTAATTAGAAAAGATCGGCATAGTTGTTAAATTTGGATAGTCCTGCCAACTCCACAGTTTAGGAGTAGAGTTAATAGCTGTATCCAGTTTATCGAGCCCTTGTTGTGCTGTTTCTGGAGTCATATAGTAATGATATCCTATGCAGTCAATGGCCTGTTCGCTCCACGACGGTTGCCGATTTCTTCCATCGTATCCAAGTTTGATTAAATCTGTATATGCTTGATAATTATCTAACAGTATCATACCACCGCGCCCAACACTTAGATGCTTCTTATATTGGAAACTAATGCACATCATTGTTCCTGTTATATAGCTGTTTTTTTTCCATAAAACAGCAGCGTCAATTATTTTATTGTCTATATAATAATAATCAGTCCAGCGTTCGTCTTTCCACGTCCATTTTAAATCTAGTTTGCTAGCAGTCATAGGAATTGATAAGTAAGTGTGCATTGGAATACTGATGTTGTTTGATTTATTGTACCTTAAACATAATTCAACAGCATGAGTACAACAATCGGTACTAACAGCATATGGTGCTCCAAAGAATTTTGCAATACGTTCTTCAAACTGGGTTACTATATCAAACATAGTAATATTTATATAGGTACACAATGAAAAGAACATATTTAGACACAGTGCATAATGGAATATATTATCTGAATGTCTGGGCATACACACACAGCGATTTCAAATGGCTAGTTGATGCTGTTGAAAAGAAAGATATTTCTACAATAAGATTGTTGGGTGCAGAAGAATATGTTTTTATGCCGTTTTATCATGATTCAGAAACTTTTCGAATATTTAAAGGATTTTGCAATTATCATAATATCACATTAGAAATAATAACAGGCTGCAATCTAAGTTACAAACTCAATTATAGATACCCTATAATAGATCACCGAGATAGCTTTATATCGTGGGAAACTTTTTTTGCATTTCAAACTGTTGAAAATGCACTTTCTCACTCACGGTTGCCGTTGGGACACAGCAAGGATATTAACAAACACTTTGTTAGTTTAAACGGAAGAGCTCACCCGCATAGGTGTTTATTTTTAGACCATATGTTCAACGCAAACTTATTTCAACATGGATATATCAGTTTTCGAAATTCTGATAACTGGGATTACGGTTATGAATTTAAATATTGGAAACCAGAAATATTAAAGTTTGACGACCTACATGAAAATAGACCAGACGGTTATGTAGACTATATGCTTCCTCCGCTGGAATTCAAAGATGCATTGTTTAGTGTAATATGCGAATCAACAGTTGATGTACAATTTATAACAGAAAAAACCTACATACCTATTTGGAACCGGCGTCCGTTTTTAGTTTACGGGCATCCTCGTGCAAATGAATACATTAAAAGCTTGGGATTTAAGCTGTTTGACAATATAATTGATTATTCGTTTGACAGTATAGAAGATGACGAAACCCGTTGTATAGAATTTATGAAACAAGTAAAGCAAATTTGTAACCGAGACATCAGTATGCTTAGAAAAAAAGTCGAACAGACAGTACACTATAACTGGCTTTGGCTACTTAAAATTGTAGGCGATCAAGAAACACGTCGCAAGATTTTAAAAAAACTTGATCCTAATACTAACCATGTTCAAGTTGACGTGTATAGAAAAATGTTAAATATAACAGACAATCCGGATTATATTTCGGTCATCGATGGTTTAAAGGAACAATATGAAAATATTATTAACAGGAAGTAGTGGATTTATTGGGCAACATTTGCTGCCAAGATTACAAGCAATAGGCGAAGTTGTAGAATTACAAAGCAATTTAACAGATCACGCTGCAATTCAACAAGAAGTAAAATCAGTTACACCTGATATTATTGTGCATTTGGCAGCACGTACTGAAGTACAAAAAAGTTTTTATGAGCAAGTTAGTTTTAGCGAAGTAAACTACGTAGGTACTGTTAATTTAATTGAAGCTTGTCGTAATGTAGATCCGATGCCTTATTTTGTATTTGCAAGCACTATGGAAGTTTACGGGTGGCAACCGATCAGCGACGAAGTTGAACAAACTGGCACATATGTTCAAAATGTTGCATTTGATGAACACACAGAACCACATCCAAATGCCCCTTATGCAGTTGCAAAATATGCATGTGAAAAATACCTCGAATATGCCGAACGTGCATATGGATTAGAATGGGCTAGCTTTCGACAAACTAATGCTTACGGTCGCAAAGACAACGACTACTTTGTCACAGAGCAAATTATCAGTCAGATGCTCAAAGGTAATACATGCAATTTAGGATATGCCGAGCCATATAGAAACTTCATTTACATTGACGACTTATTAGATGCATGGATGGCTGTGATTGAAAATAGAGATAGTTGCCGCGGAAATATCTTTACAATCGGTCCAGACGAGCCTCGCAAGATTAAAGATTGTGCAAACTATATTGCAGAACAACTTGATTGGAGGGGTACTGTTAACTGGGATACCAAAGATCCTCGACATGGGGAAATTTGGTGGCTCAACAGTAATCATAACTTGCTTACTGAAAAAACAGGATGGTATCCTAAAGTTTCCTACGAAGATGGAATAGCAAGGACAATTGCACATTGGAAAACAATAATCAAATAGTATATTCTAATCTTGCGCCAGGCGATCCGTTGTATTCATCGACCGGTTTAAATACTCATTTAAATTTTAATCAATGGCTAGATAACAAGGATACTACAAGTATTTACATATATCGTATTGCTTCTGATCTTTCTTTGTTAGAAGTAGCAGTGGACGTTATTCGCAACACTCATAACTTGTTCATGTTATATGACAGTTGCCTTGAAGGATATACAACTGTAGAGTTTGAAAGATTGCACGAATATTCAGTAAAGCACCAACTCAAAGACAAATTTATATTTCTGTCTGGTAATCGTGATGTGGAGGAAGAATATAATCTTTGGTTAAAAGACAATCAGTTTGACAAGCTGTTCAAAGTATGTTATAATAGCAACTGGTACTACAGAGTTAAACAAAATACTATAGATTATAATTTAAAAAAGCGTACTATAAACAAAACTGAATGGTTTATGTGTTTAAATAATCGGTTGCATAATCACAGAGCAGTAGCAATCACATACATGGATTATTTGGGTATGTTAGAAAAAGGAAAGATATCGTGTTTGGATAAAACATACGAACTACATATTGCCAATCCTGCTTCATTTTCTCAAGTAGTGTTTGACTATTCTCATGAATTTTCAGAAGAAATATTTCAAACACTAGAAAATCAAGTGAGTCTTACAGCACAAAAATTACCGTTGAATTTAGACACTGAGAATTTTTTATTTGGAAGTCGCCCACATGATTTTAACAAAGCATTTTATAACAAGGCATTAATTAATCTAGTTACAGAAACATATTACTATGAATGTTTTAACAATTATAGTCATATGTTTCTTAGTGAAAAAATATGGAAACCTATAGTATCAAAACAAATGTTCGTTCTAATTGGGCCACGTTATGCATTGCAGTATCTTAGAGAACTAGGGTTTAAAACATTTGACGATTTTATTGATGAATCGTATGACACTATGGATACAGACAAACGAATTTTTGCTGCAATTAACGCATTGGATCATGCAATGAAAACATACACAATTGAAGAATTAAACAACAAAACAAAAGAAACAAGAGCGTACAATTTCAAGCACTTTATGTCTCAACGTATTCAACAGATCTTGTGCCCGGATATTAAAAAACAATTATGTACATAAATTTAGATGATATTGCATTTTGGATGGATGCTGTACGCAATAATGAAAATCATTATGGTGTGTTAGAAAGTTTCTGGAAGGGCCAACTTAGAAGTAAAGAATGGCTAATTGAACACTTATTGCCTTGCCTGCCAAATGATGGTGTTGCATTAAATGTTACAATCCATGGTGGCTGGAACGGCGTTCTTGCAAGTATGATGTTTAACAGGCTTACAAAGATTGCACAGATATGCAGTATTGACATCGACGAATCATGCAAGGAAGTTGCCGAAATGATTTGTAAACGCCAAGAAATGTCTGGTATATTTCGTGCAGAAACACATGACATGTGTACATACGAATACAACACGATTCCTCATGTGGTTATCAATACCAGTACAGAACATATCACACAACTACAATACAACATCTGGTTAGAGAGAATTCCTGCTAATACACTCATAGTGTTACAAAGCAATAATTATTATGAATTGCCTGAGCATATTCGATGCTTTGACACAGTTGACGATTTTGCTAAAAGCAGCGGAATAAATACCATAGTGAAAAAAGAAACATTGTCTTTGCCGTTATATAATAGATTTTTGTTGATTGGATATAGATGAAACAACTATTAGATCAATGGCAAGACACCATTGCAGAAACTGCTACTCCTACATTTTGTGCGTTACCTTGGATACACATGGCAACACGACCAAATGGAGACATGCGGGTATGTTGCAGTGCTAATGCTAGTGGTGCTGGTGTTGATCATACAGTGGGCTTAGTAAAGGATGACGCAGGTGATCCAGTAAACTTTAGTACTACCACTCCTATGCAGGCATGGAATAGTGAATATATGCGTAACATCAGACGCACAATGATGGACGGTAACATTCCAGCAAGTTGTACCAAGTGCTTTGCTGAAGAGCAACAAGGAGTTGTGAGCAAGCGTATGTGGGAAACCACTACTTGGATGGAGCGCGGCCTCGATCCTGTCACTATGTTAAACGACACGCAATCTGATGGTAGATACAAAGATCAACTCAAATATTTAGATCTAAGGCTTGGGCATACTTGCAATATCAAGTGTGTTATGTGTTCGCCACATGACAGTAGTAAATGGGTAGCTGACTGGAAAGTGCTAGCACCACAATTAGAAGATCCTGAAGTCAAGCGGCAGATGCAATGGGATAAATCGTCCTTTAATAACAAATGGCACGAAAATGAAATATTTTGGGATCAATTGTACAAACAAATTCCGTATTTAGAAGAGGTGTACTTCGCAGGCGGCGAACCTTTAATGATCAAAGAACATAAAAAGTTTATCGAAGAAATTGTACGCAGTGGACACAATAAAAAAATTAGGCTGCGTTATAACACCAATGGCATTCTTGTAGACGAAGAACTTATCGAACTATGGAAACATTTTGCAGTTGTAAAAGTCGGAGTCAGCATTGACGCACATACAGATCGTAACAATTACATTAGGTACCCAACAGATTGGGAAACAGTTGAGCGTAACCTCCATATGCTGGACAACACTCCTGATAACATACGTCCTAGTATTGCTACTGCTATTCAGATGTTTAATATCAAGCACCTTCCAGATTTTATACATTGGAAAGTCAATAGTAACTTTAAAAAAGTCAATACAGAAGTAATTAAAAATGTGCAAGCAGGCGGCGGCCTGATTAATATGCACCTCTTATACATACCAACATTTTTAAATATACAAAATTTCTCCAAAGATGATAAACAAGAAATACGTGACAAGTTTATGCAGTTTAAGATATGGTTACAAAATCACGGCAACTTAGATCAAAGTTTTTGGGAGTCAAATCCTTATGGATGGAGACGTTGGGAATCAATATTAGTTTATATGGAAAGTGCTGACCATACCGAAAGGCTACCTGGATTCAAGGAATATGTAAACAAGTTAGATGCAATTAGAGGAATTAGCGCCAAAAATACTTTTCCTGAGTTAGCACACTTATTATGATAATAAAAGTAGAAAATAATCAACCTGATAATGTTCTTAGAATAGAATATATGCTAGGAAATACTTGCAATCAAAAATGCAATTACTGCTTCCCGGGCAGCAACGAGGGCAATACAAATTGGCCGGACCTAGAAATCGTTAAAACAAACTTATCAAAAGTTCTAAATCATTATGCAGCAAATGGCAAAGATGTGTTTAATATTTTTTTTGTTGGAGGTGAACCCACATTATGGGATGACTTTTTAGAACTTTGTATTTTCTTAAAATCAAAATACAATTGTATTTTAGAAATTAGTACCAATGGTACTAGAGGTATAATATGGTGGCAAAAAGCAGCAAGAGTGCTGGATCATATTAATATTAGCGTACACCACGAATATGCAAAAATAAACAAAATTAAAACTCTTGCTGATTTTTTATACAGTTCGGAGATACTAGTTAATGTAGATGTGTTAATAGATCCAGCTGCATTTAACACATGCGTTGAGTTAGTCGAACAGATGCAACAGTTAACACTGCCTTGGCCAATTGTTGCAAAAGTTGTATTGTTTGATGGTCAATCTTGTTATACAATTGAGCAATTAAAATATTTTGAAGAACCTATTAAACGATATCCTAACGCAGATTGGTTTCATTCTACTTCTCGTAAACCAAGAACAGAAATTACAATCACGCACAACAATAATGAAAAAACTATTACAAACAGTGACAGTTGGATTACTCGAAATAATTTAAACTATTTTAAAGGATGGCACTGTAATTTAGGAGTCGATCATATTAAAATTACCAACAGAGTAATAACATCCAATTGCAACCAGCGGCTATTTGATAAGACTTATAACATTAACGATAAAGACTTTGAGTTCAGCCCTACAATACAGCCGACACTTTGCTCACGCGATATATGCGGATGCGCCGGAGAAATTTCTATAAAAAAATGGATAATACAATGATAGATTCATTAGTACCAGTAAACAATTTAAGTTTTCAAGTTGCATGGGAAAGCACTTTAAAATGCAATATGGATTGTAGTTATTGCGGCGATGGGCATAATAATAGATTGCAACATCCTAGTCTCGAAGATAGCTTAAAAACTGTTGATTTTATATTTGAATATTTACAGATACAAATGAACAATAAGCCCAGCCATATGAGAATCGCAGGATTAAACGTTCAAGGCGGCGAAAGCGTGTTTCACCCAAACATCATTGAAATATTAGAATACATACAATCAAAAAAAGAAAAGATAGATTATACACTTACAGTAGCGTTGATAACAAATGCAGTAGTAGGTCGGCATCAGTGGGACAAAGTTTGCAAGTTAGTAGATCATTTTACCGTAAGTTTTCATGCAGAAGGAAATTCTACTCAAGAAGGGCTATTCAAAGACAATGTTAGAGGATTGATAATTAGAAAAAAATCATTCCAAGTAAATGTTATGATGCATCCAAAAAAAGAATTATGGCTAAAATGTTTAAAAATAATACGCTGGTTAAAAGCAATTAAAGCACCATACCACGTGAGACAAATTGATCATCACTGGTTTGACATACGTTTTAATTATTCTCCACGACAGGTAAAGTTTTTAACAGGAAAAACTCCTACAAAGTTAACACAAAAAATAAAAGCAGTACTTACTCGCGGTCACGACTTAGCCAGTACCGGAAGAGCATGTTGCGGCGGCAACAGCATGTGTGTTAACAATAGTTATGACACAAAGTATGTAGAAGGAAACAACTTCCAAGGGTGGAGTTGTAGTGTTGACAAATACTTTTTATATATTAGACAAACCACAGGTGAAGTTTTTACAAACAAAGACTGTCGTATGACCTGGGACGATCGCATTGGGCCCATAGGAAACTTAAAAGACACTCGTGCCATCATAGACAGATTATTGCTAGGAACACCGACTATTGTGTGCAAAAAAACAAAATGCTGGTGTGGACTATGCGCACCAAAAGCAGCAACTCCTGAAAAGTTTAAAATAATCAATCATAAGTATGCCACGGAGGAAGTACCGCAGTTGAAAGATCAGTGAGTTCTAAGTCTTTTGCAAGTCCTGTTTCTGCACGCCATGGTACAAATCCTTCGGCTGCACGCTGATCAAATTCTAAAACACACATAGGAATTTTTGATTGTACACTTTCGATAAGTTTATTTTCTTGTTGCACTCGATATTTTAACGGCATTAAACTTGCTGTTCCTTCGTACGAAAAAATATTGCTCATGTGTATAACAACACCTTGCGGATTGCAGTTTTTGTCAACAAGTTCGACTATGCACTCGGGCTCTGCAATTGCATCCAACAATGCAAATTCAAAAATTAAACCCATATCTCTAGTATTAGCTTGCATGTAATCTAACGCTGATTGATTATAGTCATAAAACGTTACTTTGGTAGAACTATCGTATCCGTGCTTTTTTAATTTGTCCAACCATGTTGTGCCAGCAGCAGGATATATCAAATGATCGATGTTGCAATTGTAAGGTCTTGGAAAATCCACACTGCCTGTGCTGTCTTTGTACACATGATTTTGCAAACAATGATTGTAGCGTTTGTAAATCCAGTCACTGGTATCTACATCACAATACAAGAAATGCTTTCCGTCTCGTAGCGTGCTGTCGAAAGCGTAAATTTTATAATCTGCCTCAAGACCTGCACTGATTATCCTCCATCCGTGAAACTTGTGTTTGTATACTTTTTGTGCAGATCCTTTTGAAATCCAAAGAGGTGTGTAATCGTCGTGAATGTTTTCTTTACTTCTATTTGGAACAGTTTGGATATGCTGTTCCAGCAATTGTGTTTGTCCAGGTTCGGGATTTCCTAACATAGCATACAAATCAAGATCTATTACATAGCACTGATGGTGTAATCCGTAATAGCCATCTCCCATATCAAGTACGTGCCCAAGAATAAAAAAATCCTCGGGCAAATTATCAAAGAATTTATTACCATTTATAAATTCGGTTCCTGCACTAATAACAACTGCTCTTTTATATTGGCCCACTACTTGTTTTAATAGTGTGTGTTCGTGTCGCCCAACCCACACATCGTATCCAATTCCAGTTACATTTGTAATAGTATAATCCGCAGTATTTTTTACAAGCTCTTTCATCCAAGGACTGTATTGATCGGTGTCGTCGATTATACAAACACACAAATCTGCACAACTGTTTTTACCTTTGTAAAACATAGGATTTCCTATAACTGTCTGCTAATAATTTACAATATTCTTTTTTACGATTTCCTACAAACAGATGTCCTATGACATGTATTCTATCTTGCTTGCTAAAATTAATTACACTGTGATTGTTTAAAATGTTAACTAAAAATGCTTTATTATTTTTAAATGGAACAACTCCTCTATTTTCTAGGGTCATGTAGCATTCTTGGGGGTGATCTACTGCAATTGTCATGGGCAACGGATAATCAAAAATTTTATTCCAGTTGATTCCTGGTCCTAGGTCGTTGTGAGGAGAAATCCATCCTCCTGCATCAAGTTTCATAAATCTAACTCTAGCTAGGTGTTCTGCAGGCAATGACTCAAATGCAGACTTTATGCTTGGGCATTTTTTTCCTGCTTGTGTCCAGTTGTATTCTGGCTCAGTTTTGTATCCATACTCTTGCCACACATTTGTTTTATCGTAGCTTATGCCATGCAATGTGCAAGCACTCCACCCCTGATGTGTTCCTTCACCAGAATCAATGTCTCTGTGAGGCACAAACATATCTTGCACAGTATGATATTCTGCAATCCAAGAAGATGTATTGATTTGCAAATCTAACTCAATCCAATCCCCATGTCCGCCTTGCAACATCCATAATGCAATTTCTTCGTCTGACATTGTTAGACTTGGAAGTCTGTTTAATTGTTGTGTATATATTTTATTTTTTTGAAAAAAACTATGATGAGAACTGTCCATACATTATTTATAGAGAAATATACGCACATAAATAAAACATGTTCCAGTATACAGATCTTAAAAGCTTACATTTAGAAATAACAAATAAGTGCCAGGCAAGTTGTCCTATGTGCAGCAGAAACTATCACAGCGGATTGCCAAATACCAAACTAATAGAAACAGATTGGTCTGTATCAGATTTTAAAACTATTGTACAACCGGTGTTTGATACTATAAAACACATTACATTTTGCGGAAATTTTGGTGACCCTGTAGTAAACAACGACTTGCAATTGATGACAGAAATATTAAAAACTCAAAATATTAGTGTAGAAATACATACAAATGGTAGTCTACGAAATGTCAGTTATTGGAAAAGTTTTGTAAAACATTTGTCTACAGAACATAGAGTAATTTTTGCAATCGACGGTTTACGCGACACACACAGTAAATACAGAATTGGCACAGACTTTGATAAGATATTAGACAATGCAAAGGCTTTTATAAAAGCAGGAGGAATTGCCGAATGGAGTTTTATAAAATTCAAGCACAACCAACATCAAGTTGAAGCTGCCGAAGCATTGGCAAAAACACACGGGTTTAAATATTTTAGTGTCAAAGACAGTAATAGATTTAATTTTGAAAAAAAGTTTTCGGTGTTAAACAAAACTGGAGATACTGAATATTATTTGGAGCCACCGTCAAACAATAAAGCAAAGTATTTTGATGTAAGCGATTTGAATGTAGTTGCAAAGATAATCGATGATACTCAAATAAGTTGTTATGCAAAACACAAAGGTGAATTATATATAGATGCACATCGTAATATAATGCCTTGTTGTTTTCTTGCAGCTATTCCGTATGATTATTACAAACCAACTGATACGCTTGCTACTCCTAAGGATTATATTAAAAAGCAATATTTGCAGTTAATTGCAGAACTAGGAGACACCAGCGCCTCTCACGGTATACGCACAGTATTGGAAACCACACAGTTTCAACAATGTTGGAAAAAGTATTGGAACATAAACAAACTATGGACCTGTGCTAGAACTTGCGGGAATACTTTTAATAACCCAAACGATCAAGTTCAGATTTATTCTGAGCTTTAGGCGCACACATTCCACATCCGCATCGCAAGTTTGGACAAACTATTGTATTGTTTGCATTTTTAGATACATAATCCAATATAAGATCTGTGTTTTTAAGATTGCCGATTGGGCCTCTTTCGTTATTGAATTTTGCCTTACAGGTTTGATGATGATACACATTTCCGGTGTGCTGATCTATATGCATAAAATATTTGTTCACACTACAAAACCATCCTTTAAAATTTGTGTTAACAGCCGTAATATCAGTCCAACATCCATTGCATTTTCCCATTAGATCTCTGTTCCCGCAACAGCTACGTGGCAGTTGATTTCCACTTTTTATATCGTTAATAATGTTAGTATCAAGACCTTTGATATTAAAATACCACAATTGCTGTTCTTCGGTATAAGGATGACTGGTTCGTCTCAACGTTCCAGTAGCGTCTTTGTAAAATTCAGTACTCCCTAAATTGCCATCGCCGATAATAACTGCATTTGTAGTTACTCCTGCTGATGTTAGCTTATCGTATGCTTGTATACATTCGTTCCAACAATCGGTGTGCATCATTACATTTACGCGAACGTTAAACCCTGCGGCGCTTAATAGTATTGCGTTTTCTATTGCTCTATCTTTGAGTTTTTGATCGATTTCAGAATGCCAGCTTATAGTTACTGCTACAAATTTGTTTAAAATTGTATCTATTTTATTTGTTGGAAATGTTCCGTTTGTGGTCAATCCTAATGTAAAGTTTTCAATAGTATCGATCAACTGCCAAAAATTAGGATTTACAGTTGGTTCGCCGCCAGTAAATGCAATATTAGCGTTGGGTTGATTGTACAGCTTGGTGTACTCTTGTATAAATTTGTATGTAAGTTGCAATGATTTTAAAGAGGTCAATGGACTAAATGTATCGTGTCGAGAAAGATCACAGTAGCTGCAATCAAAATTACAACGTCTGCCAGTGTCCCAAGTAACCATCATTGGTTCTTTTTGTTTTAATTTTATTGCTGATATGTTGTTCACATAAATATTTAACTAAAAGGAACCGTTTGTGTTTAAATTTGATCAGCTTCATAAAATTGAAATCGAACTAACTACTCGCTGCCAGGCAAGTTGTCCTATGTGTAGCAGAAACTTTCATGGGCTGTTGCCAAACAACAATATAAAAAACATTGACTGGACTTTTGAAGATTTTATTAAAATTATTT